CCTAAAGAGGCGAAGGGTGCTTGGGCAAAAGTGACATCACCAAACACCGCACATCCCGTTAGGCTGCGTCGAGCGAGAAGCTGTAAGTGACGTTCAGCGTGTCGCCGTTGTCCACAGTCTTGTCGCCGCCAGTAAAGTCGCCAGCCGAAAACAAGATGCCGGATGTACCCGTATCCACGCTGGACAGCAATGCGCCAGCCACCACCGTGCCGTTTACCAGCATGGCAAACGAAGAGGGCGATGCGGAGTTGGAGATTACCGATGGGTCAGCCGTGGTGGCGGTTCCAAATGTTACCGCCTTGCGGTTGCCGGTGTAAGCCGTACCGGGCACCAACTCAGTCCAGCCTGCGTGCGTAGCCAATGTATCGCCAGCGGCAAAGGTTGTACCGGAGCCGGGGCCTTGGACCAGACCCAAGTACCAAGCAGATGTGTAGCCAGTGGCCGCAAAGTACTTGCTGTTCATGTCCTGCAAGCCTTGGTTGACCACGAGGTTGTGGAAGGTGTCAGACCACTTCTCTTTGCCGTCCGCACCAACGCAAGTGACGGTGAACACACCGCCAGCGCCAACACGTTCACCGCCTACACGGTTTGTGATCATGCCTGCTGTAACGCTGTCCGAGGCCTTGCTGTGTTCCATGATATGTCCTTACGAGATGCGAACGATGGCACTGTTGGCATCGGCAGTTGGGAAAATGATTTGGAAGGTGTCGTTGCTCACGGTCTTGTCTGCACCAAAGTCCAACACAGCCACGGACTTGTTGCCCTCGGTTGAGTTGTAGATCAGAGCGCCACGAGCAGTGAAGGTTGCGCTTGTCCATGAGGAGTTGGCGAAGCTGAAGTAAGCAGTCGGCACGTTGGCGCTGTTGTTTGCAGCCACAGGTGTGGTTGTGATGACCAGCGTGTTACCGCCCGCCACGTACCCCGTACCAACAACTTCACCAGACGTTGTGTAAACAGCAGTAGAGCCGTCCAGATTGGCGGCAGCGGTGTACAGCGCGATCTTGAACGTATCGGGCGATGTGGGTCCAAAGTTGTGGATGCCTTGCGGCAGCTCTACCTTGAACGATGTGGTTGCGGTTTGCGCGATTGTCATGACACTTTAATCCTTGTCTGACCGTCACGGTATGTGTCGGTGCGTTGTTTGCCGTCACCCAAGTTCTTGAGCAGAGCAATTGCCTGCATGTACATATCTTGGTACAACTTCACCATGTCGGCCTCGCCCTTCATGAAGCGAATAGCCTCAACCAGAGCGCCGTTAAGCAGTGCAGAATCAAAGTTTTCACCCAACCACGTTTCCCCGGCAGTCACAATGGACTCTGGATAATAGTAGTAATGCAGCTCTGCGTTGTATGTTGCATCTGGAGTGGGACCCAAGATGAACGTCAACTCGTTTACATCATTTGACTGAGGGCCGAAGATGGCGTAATGCTTGGGCTTTCCAGTGGTGGCTGGATTGGGATACGCCTGACGGATGAAGTTCACATCCTTGTCCAGCAAGAACTCATAGTTTCCGCCTGCTGCCGGGTAAATGGCCAACGAGTACACCGACAAGAAGTCTAAAGGGCAGGCCAAGTACTTGTTGCTTGCAGTCAACGTACCAGTGACGTTCTTGCGCAAGTTGGCCAACTGCACCGTGTTGTAGATTTTCTGTTCCGCCTGCTGTGTAAACATGGCGTACTGATCCGCTGTGAACTCGTTTTCACAGATGTCAGCAATGTTGGTCTTCAACTCGGTGTAGTTCATGTTTTATGCCATTGGACCTCGGGCCATGGTGCCCTTAGTGGCGCAACCAGTACCACGGATTTTAATGCCAGTGGTCTTGACGTTGTCTGCGCCGGGATCGTTGGTGCTCACGCGGGGCGTGGCAGTGTAACGAGTCATCTTGTTTGCGGCCAAGGTGTTGGGGTCTTGCATGACCTTCATGCCTGTACCAGCCTTGCCATCCATCGTGTGGGGCTTGGCATAGACGCTGGCTTGACCAACTTCTTTGCCCATCATCTTTTGACTGAATTTAGCCATGTCATTTCCCCTTGGGTGCAGACGATACGCGCTGGTTCATGACCTTGGCCATGCCGCGCCCGTATTCTTTCATCTGCAAGTTTGTCTTGCCGCCCTTGGCAAGCTTGGTCGGTTTTGCACCGGGGTGCATGTTTGCTTCGTGTTTACGAACTGCTTTTTTCGCGTCCATGTCAGACTCCTTTAAGATACCGATATTGTCACCGTGCCGATCAGCACAGTCAACGCCAATGTGTTGGGTGTAAGAAGCGTATCAAACGATCTTGACCCACCCACCGGGTTCCAGCCCCACTGAATGTCCCGCGATCCGCCGGACAGGTTCCCATCATCGTTTAAACCAGATGTTATGTAGGTGGTGTCCCTACGTGGGTTCCTGAGCGCTTGCGGGTCATCCACGGGGAATGTTCCAAGCATCAACTGCGGCTGATCTGGGTCCCAGCACTCCGGGCACACCAGCAACTCATACTTGCGCTGCTTGATGATTTCTGTTCTGAGCTGTTTGAGTTTGTATTGCTGACCACAGCGGTCGCACATGGCAATCGCTTTAGGTCCGCTGGCAAACCTATTAGACATTATGCAACCTCCATCCGGTTGCCTTTGCGGGAGTTTTCCGAACCGGGTATAACTTGCAAGTTTGTCGGCACGTGAAGACCTGAAACTTTTTTCCCTCTTAAGGGGAGCTTGTGATCTACGTGCCAAGGAAACCCAAACAACCGTGTTCTGAGTTGTGCCAACTCATACGCCTGCTCAATCATCCAGCAATCATCATCTGTCAGCCAAGCAGGTGTTCGTTGAATCCTAGCCAACTGCCTTTGTCTGGTCCACGCCAGCACCCGCCCTGCGTTTTTACGAGCCCACGCGGCTTTCTCAGCATTTCGCGCTTCGCGGTGTTTGGCCATTGTGGCTTTTCGAGTGGCCACTATTTTTTCTGGATTTTTCTTGGCGTACAGCTTTTGGGCAATATTTTTTTTCTCCAAAAGAACATCGCGGTTTTCAATGCGATATTTGGCAATCTTAATTTGCGAACACTCAACGCACGACCGATTGCTTACAAGCCTCTCAGAGACGTGACCATGACCGCAGGACTCCCCAGTGAAGTATCTGGTAAAACCCGCTTCTTTGGCTTCTTTTAAAGAAACTAAAATCATGAGCCACCCCCAATTCTTATTGCACGGGGGACAAATCTTACGGCGGCTTTTTCTCTATCTTCACTTGAGGCCAGTTCCCACGCAGAATCATACTGCTCTTTCAAGACACCCAAGCGCTCCATAGCGCCGGGAATCTTTAGGGCAAGGTGGTAAGCCAAACCTGCCGTCATTGCCTCGTAGAAGCGGAATGGCATGTCCATGGTGTTGACGCCCGTGCCAGCGTCTTGCATGCGGCGCAAGCGCCAGTACACAAACACGTAGGGCTGCGAGTTGTCTGGGATTGGGTAAACCGTGATTCTTGGCGTGTCAAGACGCTCAATCCAAACCTGAATGGGGCGACCCTGAGCCAGCTTGTTGGGGATTGTGGCGTAGGTGGAGACGCTGATCCGGGTAATGGTCAGGTCTGCCTGTGTTGAAGAGCTGCCCGCGCCCGTGCGGATTACATGCTCCAACAAGTCCACCGTGTCGGTTGGGAGGTTGTACGTAGCAGTGCCTGCCACCAGATTGATGGACCCCTGCTCATACGTGAACATGTTCAGGCCACGATTGGCCCAGTTGGAAAACATGAGGTTCATGGACCGACTGGCCGTGCGCAGGTCGTAACCGGTACGCAGCTCACCACCGGCGCGTTCAAACGCCTCCTCCACGATTTCCGTGAGGTCCATATTAAAAGCGGTGGTGCCGGAGGTTGCCATTATCTAAACCCTGCTGTTTTCTTTGCGATGGTCTTGGGTTGACTCACGAATTGCTTCCCTTTAGCTTTGCCAGCACGTTTTGCCCGCGTTGTCGCAGCGTACTCAGAAGCGCTGAGACTTTTAATCGCAGATTTTGGAAGGTATCGCTCACCCGTGTCAGAAGATTTTTTACCACTTTTGGTCGTCCAATCTTGTTTGCCCCAATCGCTCAGGGATTTTTGAGGGGCTTTCATGTCAGTCTCGGTACCCGCCGCCAGCGGCCTTGTACTTCTTGGCTACGAGCTGGGCTTTTCTCGCGCTCCATTGCCCTGCGCCGGTGCCCTGCGTTGCAGCAGACTTGACTTGGCTCACAATCCGCTTGCGCAGCTCGGGCTTAGTGTAATTGCCAGCCACATTGACTGTGCCGCCTTCAGCGTATTGCGTGAAGTCAGTGTCATCCCGGCGGGCTTTACGCTTGCCGGAAGGCATCTTGGATGGGAGGATGGCTCCCATGCCTCGACTGGCTCTCATATCAGCACATCCCGCCGCCAGCCATCTTGACCATTGCACCCTTGGTGTGACCCTTGGTCACGCAGCCGTCGGCACGAGTCACGCCACCCTTAGCGTAGCCTTTTTGGCCGCGAATGGCGTCACGCGGGTCTTTAGAGGGCGCAACAGAAGTACGCTTGTTGTACTCGCGCTCAGCCTTCTCACGGTCCTTGGCGTCCTTGGCCTCTTGCATGGCCTCTTCAATCATTTGCTGTGTTGCCATGATCACTCCTTAACAGGTTTTGCCGCCACGCGCCATCTTGACCATGGTGCCTTTGGTTTTACCCTTAGTGGCCATGCCGTCACGGCTTGGCGCCGCAGTTTTCACTGAACCCATCTTGGTCGTACCGATTGAACCACCGGCTTTGTAGCCTTTGGCTTCGGCCATCTCGTGCTTGATCATGGACTTGGGAGCGCCCTTCTTTTTCATGAAGGCCATCTCTTTGCCAACCATTGCTTTAGATTCTTTCATATCGCCACCTTTTGAAAATTTGCGGCTCTTGTCCGCGTTGGAAAAATCTTTACCCACGGACTGTGGGACACCCACCTTCTTCGCAAACTCCGGGCTGTGAGCCACGGCGCTCATGAAGTTGTGCTGCTTTTTACTCGTGGTGGGCATTTCCGCCCCTCAAGTTGTCAATCTTACGCTCAAGCCTGTCAAATCTATCCAGCAACTGCTGCATGTCAGCACGAAACTCTGACCGAGTAATGTGGTCACGCGCAACTTCCTCGCGGGTCTTGTTCAGCAAAATGCTGAGCCGATCCAACTCGTCAAACTTGCCTTTAAGCAAAAAGCCCATGACCGCCACAATGGCGCTCAAGGCCGCATTCCACAACATCATTTCCATGTCAGCACTTCCATCGCGCCAGTGACGCGGCTTGATTTGCAGTCGTTCCAAGTCTGTTGAGCTCTCCAGACTGGATCAAGGGGTGTAATCGACCGTGTTCAACAAAATGCAGCACACGAAGATTCTCTACGCGATTATCACCGTGAACGCCGTTTTTGTGGTCAACCTGATCGCCTTTTTCAAGCGGTTTAATGAAGGCGTCCGCAACCAGTCTGTGAACTAAAAACGCCTTGCAACGCTCAGTCCTTAATCCGCCATTACGAAATCTAACTTCAATGTAAGGCTTTGTCCTGCCGGTGTCTTTTTTTGGGGTGAGGGCCATAATTTTTTCAGGCATAGGCACATCTGCCCCAGCTCTTCCACGGCGAACTCTGGCAAGTGACTTTACCCGCCCCATGTTGCTTACTTGGTAGCGTCCTTCGTAGTTACGAATGTCGGCCCACATTTCAGCACTTCCATCTTTGCATTGATGCTCTTGCACGGCTACCCTTTTCAGACTTTTCTGCGATAGGTGCCATTCTAGCGCAGAACGAGTCCTTGCGCTTGCCACCCTGCGGCTGCGGGGCTTTGAGGTTGCTGCCGGTTGCTGCATTGTATTTGGCGCGGCCTTTGGCTGTCAGCCCAGCACCCTTGGAGGCTGGTAACTTCTCACCACGACCGATTGCGAGGGATGGGGTCTTCTTAGCCATTGACGACTTTCAGTTTGGGTGTGCAGTGCTGCTCGATCAGCGGCATCAGCACAGCTTCTTTGAAACTGCGGTGGTATTCCTGAGAGCCAACGTGCGGCAGGGTGATCTCTGGGTCAATAAAGACCGTGAATCCGTCCGCCCGGGCGCGCTTGCAGAACGTGTAGTCCTCGCCAACGTACTGCCCATTGGTCAACTCAAAGTCAAACAGGGCGCTCTCGTTGCGGTTGTACACATCATTGAAGTACGTCCACTCGGGGTGAGCTGCAACCAGCTTCTCCAACACATGGCGCTGGATCATCATGAAGCCTGTGGCCACATTCTCAACCCGCAGCATCCCGTGAGCATCAAACTCAAGGGTGTTGTTCTGGTCGATGTAGATGTCCAAGAAGAACTTGCGATCTTCTGCGCGGCGGGTGTACATACCAGCGGTGATGTCCTTGCCGGTGCTCAACGCCAGCAGGCGAAGAATAGACTCTGCGTCCACCACGATGTCGGCATCGACAAACAGCATGTCTGTGCAGTCCGACTCAAGGAAGTTGGCAACCAGAATGTTTCTGGCCTTGGTGATAAGAGAGCAGCCCGACAGATGCGACAGTTGAACTTGGACACCAAACTGCGAAGCCTTGACCACCAAATCGGCCAAGGCAAACGAAGTCTTGATGTTCAGTTTGCCATCGTATGCAGGGATCGCAATCATCATTTTGCGACCTGCAATGTCCATCGGGCGCGTCTCTTCAGCCATAGAACACCGTTACAAACGCAGCATTGGTCAAATTAACATACAACCCTTGGACCGCAAGAGAACCTTCACCCGGCAACAAAATATTTACAGGGGTGGTTTGACTGGTCGCGGTAAGAAAACTTGTAATCCATCGACCACCAGTGCCATCCACATACTTACATGCCGTACCCGGAGTAACTGTTCCAGAGTTAATGTCAGTAACAGTAAATGTGTTTGCGTCGGTTACGGTAATCGTATAGTTGCCATTGGTGGCAGATGCGCCTGCCGCAGACTGGAATTCGATCCCAACCCTGTCGCCGGTTTTCAAGCCATGAGCACTTTTTGTGATGGTAACGGTAGCGCTGGAACGCCCATATGTGGCGCTGATGGGGGCTACGCTGGTGTCAAAAACATCCACCGAGCCTGCCCCGCCTCCACTACCTTGAAAAATAATAGATTTGACGCGTGTACGCCCGAGCACAATAAAACCAGAGGTATCAATATGCCCACTTAAAACGTCTGTCTGCATCGACATAATCAAGCTCCTTTAAAACAGGGGCCGAAGCCCCAGAGGTTGATTAGGCAGTGCGTGTAAACACGTATGCAGTGGCGCTGGAGAACATGATTGTGAATCGTGCCAGACCAGTAGCGCCAGCGGCGATTGTCAAGTCACCAAAACTGCCGGGGGTATCAGCAGCAGCGCTAGACAAAATGCCGTTGGTTGCGACAGCGATGGTCACAGTTGATGCGCCAGCGGTGTTGTCCACATACAGGTCCATCACGGTGCCAGCGGTTGCGCTCAAAGCCGCGCCAAGCAAAGTGCCAGTAGGCAAAGTGATGACGGTTGCTGCTGCGGATGTAGAGGTGATGTAGCCGGTGATAACCTGAGCAGCAGTGGCTGTTGCAGTGGCGTTAATCGCAACAGTTGTTGGGTGGTTTTGATCAGTGAAGACCAAATTGGTGGTCGTCAGATTGGTCACGCTGGTCGTAGCGCCAAAGGTGGCATCGACGGTAACTGCGCCAGTAGTGGCGCTGACAGAGATGTCTTGAAAGCCGTTCTCGGAACGAACTGGACCGGAAAAAGTCGTATTGCTCATGATGATTCCTCACATGCGAGTTGAGGTGCATCTGTCTGCATGTCGTCGGCCCGGAGCCGTCAGATACACCGGAAAAGTCCGGGGGTGGTGGCAATATACATCAAAAGAAAAAGGGGCACAAGGCCCCTTTTTCAGTTCCCGGATTAAGCGCCGGGGGAGCCGTAGATGCCCAATGGATCGGAAACACCGAAACTGTAACGTTCACGAGCTTTGTAGCGAACGTTCCCAGTGTCAAAATCCCCGTCCATGGAATTCGCCAGAGGCGAACGAACGAAGTGTTTCAGACCGTTAGGTACATCAGTCAACAGGAACCAAGCGTTGGTGTCAGTCAAGAAGTTGTTGACTGTGTAACCACCGGGGATGGAGCCGTTGTTCTTGATGGCGTTGATATCGTTGTCAGCAGTGCCAACGCGGAGTTCAGTTTCCAATAAGCGGGTTGCAACGAATTGCAGGCTTGGAGGAACCACCAGCTTCTTTGGCTTAGCTGCAATCAGCAAACCGCGTTCGTCTGTCCAAGCAGCGATCTGAATGACGGCGTTTTCCAACGAAGTCTCGTTCAGGTCGGCAGGAGTAGCCGGACGGTTGCTGTTTACACCACCAGAGATCAGAGGGTGAGCAGTCGAGAACAGGGTAACGCCGTCGCCGTAAGTTACGCCAGCGGTGAAACCAGTGTTCAAGATAGCTGCACCTTTGACCTGCTTGGTGTAAGCCATGCCACGGGCCAGAGCCTTGGTGTAGCGGCTAGACAAGCTGTCATACAGGTTGTCTTCCACAGCTTCTTCAGTGATGGAGAAGCCCAAAGCGATGGTTTCGTGGGTGTATCGAGCTGTGAAGGCTTCCTGAGCGTTGTCATAAGCGATGGCAGCGCCTTCGTTCTTGACAGGGGCTGCGGAGAAGCCAGACAACTTAACCTCTTCTTCAAAGCTACGCTCAGAAGTCTCGGTCTCGTAGATTTCCTTGTGCTGTTCGCCGTACTTAGCGTACTCCAAACCAAACAAGGCGTTCAAGCCGGGAAGAAGTTCTTTCAGCAGTTGTGCGCGTGAAATAGCCATGATTTACTCCTTAGACACCAGTGGTGTTGTTGTACTGGTGCGTGTTGATTTTCACCAACAGCTCGGTGTAAGTGTCGGCGGCAGTAGCTGTCTCCGGCACAACATCGATCACACGGATTGGGATGGTGGCAGTAGTGCCAGCGCCAGTCAAAGTGACGGCGAAAGCAGAATTACCAGTGGTGGTGTTACCAGCGTTCAGGACGAGCGCAAGGTTGGTACCAACAACAGTACGGCCAGCGGTACCCATGGTAGTGCCAGAGGTCACAACAGCGACCTTGAACAAAGCCATTGGATCATCCACAACATAGGCGTAAGCCAGATTGGTGGATGTGGATGCCAGAGCGGGGATGAACTGACCTTGAACAGTTTGATTGCTCGAGTTCACGTACTGACCGCCCATGCACACGCCAACGATGTCGCCAGAGTTGGTTGTGGTGGATTTGACGAGATAACCATCGCTGTTGATTACAACGGTATCGCCATCAAAAATGGCGGTGCCGAAGCCAGCAGCTACGGGAATCTGACGGATTGCACCTGCGTACGGCATGCCATCAATACGATTGATTGCTTGCAGACCGTAGGGTGCCGAAACGGTGGGGTAAGCCATGTTTGGACTCCAAAAAAGTTAAGTGCCTTTGCCGAAAGTAACCTTTGTACTACGCTCTTTGAAGAGCGGCATACGGGGGTCATTTTCTCTCATGTAAGCGTTGTCCACTGATTGCATCTGCGAATCTGCCTGTTGGCCGTAATACGCATTCCGCTGCTCAGTAAACTCCACAGGTGTTTTGCAAAGCAACAAGCCACCGACTTCAATGCTGTCTGGGTAGTGGTTTTGGCCGCTACTGAACAAACGCACCTCAGGGTGATCCGATGCCTTAACGGGTTCCCAACCCTCCCGCAATTTGCTAGAAACGTTAAGGGCATCAGCCTTGCCAAGCGTGGCGATCCGAATCCAGCGATAAGCGTAGCCTTCTTCCGGTGAGGGATTGGGCAAAAGCTGGGGTGGCATCCATTTTTTTGGACGCTCGGTTGAATCACGCATTTGCAGAGCACGAGGCTCGCGGTTATCAAGTTCTGTTTTAGCCATTTTCATTTCCTCATTTCTGCCGCAACTGCACGGGCGTACTGCTCATTCGTCAGTCCCAACCGCTTAGCGAGATCCACCTGCGTTTTCGTCAGCACGATTTTTTTAGGCGCTGTGCTGCGAGTTGCCGGTGCAACATTATTTGATGTTTTCGACGGAGTTTGCGCATCCGCCTGTTTTCCAGACTCAAACTGATCCGAAAAACGCTCCCTAATGTCACTGTTGATACGTCTGTAGTATTCATCAGTGCCAGCCGGGATGCCCTCGTTTATCAAATCCTCATGAAGGCCAAGAGCGTAAGCCGTCATTCGCTTGTTTTCTCCAAACCACTGATTCTCGTCTTTCCAAGAAATCAGCTTAGGATCAACACGCGGTTCTTGATAAACTTGTTGCCGTGTTTGTACAGCATTTTCTTCTTCCTGTAAAGGAGCGGGTCGGAAGCTGTTAATTTTGTCTGCCTTGAGCTTGACTGAGGTCATTTCCTCTTGAGCAGAAACCAGCGCATCAGAATCACCGGACTCATATGCAGTCTTGTACTTCTGGCGCGCCGATTCCATGTCATTCGCAACGCTGCGTTTGGCCTGCTCAAGCAAAGCATTCTGGTTGGTACTTAGGGAGCCTTTGAGCCGCTTGTTTTCTTCAACAATCTGCTGGGCCAGCCTGAAAGCTTCGTCCTTTTCCCTCAAGGCGGTTTCTTTGGCTCGACGCTCTTCGTGGTAGCCCTTGGTGAAGTGTTGAATGCGCTTGCGTACGCTCTCGTCGTACTTGGACAGCTCTTCATCGGTGACATCTTTGGGCGCTTCGTCCATGGGCTTTCGGCCACGGTCCTGCTCCGGGGTGTCGTCAACGACTTCAACTTCCGGCTCAGTCTCTACAACTTTAGAGCCAGCACGGGATTTATTTTCTTCCACCTCATCGGGAAATGTAAATTCAGTTTTGTCTAGTTCGGCCATGATTTCTCCTTAAACGCGCTGGACGCCGCGAGGGTCTTCAATGACTGCCTCAACAGAATCATCGTTGATGATCCGCCACTCGGTTCCGTGAATTTTCATTCGCGTTCCGGTGTTTGGGCGCACAATAATGAAATCACCAACCTTGCAGCTTGGGCCACTAGGAAAGCGCTTCTCATCTTTAAATGCGTCTGGTCCAATCTTGGCCACAAATAATACGGGCGACAGAAGCTCTTCATACTGCATTGTCTGGCTGGCCTTAAGCAAGCCGCCCTCGTACTCTTCTTTGGCTTCTGGAAGCATGCACAGAAGGTGATAAGTGGCGGGATTTGGAATCTGTGTGGCCTTATCCTCAACAGTTTTATTGAGTAGGCCAGACAAATTAACCGCCTGAACATCAAAGTTAGTCGTCATTGTCGTCTTTCAGTTTACGCACGAGGTCGCCAATTTCACGCTGTGCGGTCTGGAGACCTCGGATGACCCCGCACAACTCCCGGTATTGGGCGTAATCTTTCGACTGCCCAGATACCAAAGCCTCTGAATGACTTTTGACTTGATCCTCAATCCGCTTGTTGAGAATCTCAAAAATTTTGTTGTCCATTTTTCCTCTTAGTTCTCCGGCGATTTAGCAGCCGGTTTGTTTAAACTTTCCAGTAGCTTGGTCTGCATCTTGACGGATGCTTCCTGTTGCTTCTGGGACATTTTCTGATCAAACTCTTGCTGACGCTGAGCCATTTCTTGCTCGTGCATCTGGCGCTCCATGATCATTTCTTGTTGCGCTTTTGCGGCTGCAATCTCTGGGTTTTCACCTTGACGGCTTGCCATTTCTTGAGCCTTGAGTTGCAACTCCTGCCCTTTGATAGCCAAGTCGCCTTGAACCTTTTGGGCTTTGGTCTGAGCGTCCTGCATCTTGATTTGCAACTCTTGCTGCTGCATCTGCACGATGGGGTCTTGGGCTTGTTGCTGTGCTTGCTTTTGTGCAGCCTCACCTTGGTGAATTTGGGTGAGCTGCTGAGCTGCTTGAGCGACAAGCTTGGCCAACTGAACCTCCACCTGCTCCGGCAACTCTGCGTTGGGTGCTGGCAGACTTGCGCCAAGACGCTCTTCGATCTGGTTGCGGTATTGGAATGCAACGTGCTCCGCGATGTGGGCCATGATTGACGCCTGCATCTGCTGGGCCATAGGGTTTTGTCCCATCTGGCCCATGACCATGGGGTCCTGCATCATGGATGAGTGGACAGCAATGTGGGCGTCGTGGTCTTGGTAGATGAACGCCTTGGTGGGTTTGCCTGTCAGGAAGGCCATGTTCTCGCTGATTGGGTCGCGGGGCTTCATGTCATCTGCGATGGGTACAAGCTTGTCGGCGTTGCGGATACCCAAAACTTCAATCATCTGGCGGTGCAACTGCGGTAGGTCGTAAATCTGAGGAGCGCTCTGAGCCAACTGAATTACAGCTTGGTACTGCATGATCCGTTGGGCCATGGTCGAGCTGTTGGGGTCCGACACTGGAATCACTTCCACTATGTCGTAGTCTTCCCGTTTAGCCCGTGGGTCTCCACCATTGGGGACATACTCGTAGTCACCCGGGGTGTTGTTGCGGATGATCTCTTTCAGGAGCTTGAACTCCTGCTTCATGGAGAAATGAACCCGGGCCTGTACCGCGCTCATGGTCTTGAGTTGACGCTCAAGAAGAGCCAGAGTTGTGCCGACCGGGGCGTTGGCGCTCATGTCGCTGATGTTCATATCAGCAATCGAACCAAGGCGGCGACCTTCCTCTGTGATGCGGTCCAACAACAAAGCCAGAACTTGGCTTGGCTCTTTGTAAGGCAGGGGCATGATGTTGTCACGCACAGTGCCGGAAGGAACGTCCACATCACGGAACTCACCCGGAGCGATTGGGGTGTCATCCCCCTTAATGCGCAGGCCTCGGGACTTCAAGCCACCGGGCAGATTGGACAACGTACCCGCGTCCACCAACTGGCGGATCAAAGATGTTCCAGCCCGGGCGTAGCCGCCAATCAGGTGGATGTAGCCAAAGCCATAAGCGCCGAATCCGGGCACGTAGTCGTATTGAACAAAGTGCTGACGCTTGAGTTTCTTCTCATCGTCCTCTTTCCAATTTCGGTACACCGACAGAACTTTGTTGGTGCCCTTGTCGATGGTCACGATGTAAGGAAGGGCGATGCCATCCTCATCCTCGTACCCGGGCATATCGTAGTCCACCTGAATCTCAAGGAACTGGTAGCGGTCGTCATCAGAGACGGAGTAGCCCTGCTCTTCGGCTTTCTTCTTCTCCACATCGTTGTGCATGATGACTGGCTCACCCAGCTCAACATCACGGTAGAAGCCTGCGACCTGAAGCTTGCGGAAATCGTTTTTGGTCTTGCGCATCACATGGGTGACACGCTCTGCGGTACGAGCGCCAGATGAACCATAGGGGATGATCACATCCTCTGCGGGGCAGAAAATTGATGTCTGACGACCCAAGCTGGGGTCAAAGTAGACCTTCTTAAAAGCTGCGCCAGCCAGACCCAAATTGAAGAGCATGCGCTCATGCTCTGGGCGGTACTCGGGCATTCCGTCAACCAACTGGAAGTTCATGTCGGTGCGAACACGCTCCGCAGCCTCTTCCTTGAGTTTGTCGATTGCGCCAATGATCTGCGTCTTAACGGGGCCTTGGGCGGGGAATGTCTCAATGATGGTCTCGGACTGAAAGCGAACTGCGGCTTCAGTCAGGAGGGTAGAAAAAACCCCGCAGGCTCCCGTCCAAGGTTCGGTTCGCTCTTCATACTTCATGCCCAGAACTTCAAGGCCCTTGACATACATCTCTACCCATTCTTTGCGGGAGGATATGTCTGACTCCACCTCCCCAACCAAATCAGAGCCCATCTTCTCGAGCTCACCCTCGTCCATGTATTCAGCCAAGTTGGCATCAAACGGGATGCTTTCTTCTTCCGGCATCAGGTCAATCATCATTCCATCGATGCCAATTTGTACATCATCAGGGTTGTCAATCATGATCTCTATTGCCGGGGTGTCATCCTCAACAACGTCCAAAAAATCCAAGCCACTTGGGGCTGGTGCGAGGGATGAAACCATGCTGCTCGTTGCCATATTTAATCCTAATAAAACGCGGCTTTACGCCGGAAGGACAAAGGTTCGTCCTGCTCATCGGATTCTAGTCTTAAGAACCCGCCTTGTCGAAATCTGGTGATGGCCATCACAGCGGTGTCAGCCAAGTCATCGTGTGCCGCGTTAGGGAAAGAGGCCATCTGGTCAATCAACTCTCTTGCCCAGCGAGTATCCGGCGCCCAAACTTTGCCACCTTGAAAGATGGGGGACACCGAGTTCATCCGGGCTATCTTGTCGTTCGACTGCTGACGTGTCCCCCGACTTGGGGTATACCCCCTGACAAACATGTCCGACTGCTGGTTCAACTCCTGAATCAAAGAGGCTCCTGCGGCCTTGGCTTCGATAATACAGTCATCCGGCTCCCACTCAAGGTAGTGCTCACGGGCTTTTTCCTTCAATTCCGGAAACTCCATCCGCTTTTGAAAGGCATCCAGCAAGATAATGTTCGGGTTATTTGGGTCTTCACCCAGAAAAAAGACGCCCCAAGTGGTGCAGGCCGAGTAATCCGACCGTTCGCTCTTGGTAAAAGCCGTATCCCAAGCCTGAATAATGAACTCGCACTTCGGCGGGTCTTCTTTTTCCCAGACTTGCCACCACTCGCGCTTAACAATAGCACCTTCTTCGCCAGTGGGCCTCTGTTGATACTGAGCATTCCACTTAGCCGGGGCCAATTCCTCCTTCAGCGCCTCGAGCAGCTCCAGTGACCAGTACTCAGGCCATAAAGGATTGCCAGAAGGCAGAATCGCGGGGAACTCAATCACCCGCCACTCGTCATCTTTACCTCTTTCGCCAGCATCCTTGAGGACTCGGCCAATCAAATCGTTCTCGCCCCAGCGCGTCGCAATGATAATGATCGACCCGTTAGGCTGAAGTCGCTGCCGAGGGCCAGAGGTGTACCACTCGTACGCCTTGTCATATATAGAGGGGTCATGCGCAGCTAAGGTCGCCTCCCCTTCAGTGTGAGGGTCGTCAATGATGACCAAATCAGCTCCCCGGCCAGTCATAGTACCCCCAACGCCGATAGCAAAGTACTCCCCCACCTCATTCACAGCCCACCGGCCAGCAGACTTAGAGTCCTGCCGGATGTTCGTGCTCGGGAAAACTTCGTGGTACTGCTCACTCATCACCAAGTTACGGACCTTCCGGCCAAATCCAACGGCAAGCTCTCCCGTGTTCGACGCCTGCATCACCTTCTTGTCAGGAAACTTCCCAAGGAACCAAGCCGGCAACATATAAGAACCGAACTCAGACTTCGTATGCCGCGGCGGCATGGAAATTGCTAGTCTCTTTAATTTCCCCGAGGCAATATCCTCAAACGCTTTGGCCACGACAGCATGGTGCCGGCCATGAATAAACCCCGGCCACATCTTTCTAACAAAAGCCATGAAGGACGCTTGGCACTTTTCCCGCTCTAGCGCAGCTTTGTACTCAGCCACTTGCTCCATGAGCTTTTCCTGCTCATGTATTGGCAACTGCGCAACCAACTTCTCCAAGTCGAGATTCTTTTCGCTCACTCAAGCTCCTTTAAGTTCTTGTAGTTCACCCATGCCGGTCTAATCGTCCTACCCACTCCATCCATCTTCTTCACCACGCCCAATTTTACAAGCCGGTCCACAATGTTCTTCGTAGACCCCATCCCCATCTTCCCACGTACATACGCAATATCCCTCAACGTCGGCGAGAACCCATACTTCTTCCACCACTCATCAATCACAAGAAAAACTTCCTTCTGCGCCGGACTCATACCACTCTCCATACACTCATCTCTCGTAGGATCGCTACGCCGAATTTTCATGTCCCTGTGGATAACTTTTTTAGCGCAATCAAAGCGTGTTGGTTGCCGCGTAGTTTTCGTATTCATCCGTAAACTCCAACTAGAACTATTTGTGTCATCACGTTTTTTGCAGGACTGCCTATTTTTTAAGCAATATACCCCCCGGGGGTCATGTTTCAAACGATGACGGGGGGGTCTCCTGTGTGGGAGGCTCTGTCGGAGTGGCTGCGGAATTGGGTGGAGATTGTTTGGGTGGAGATTGTTCGAGTGGAATAGTATGTATTGTGGCAGGGTGCGTCACATCAAGATTTGGGGGGGTGGCGGGTGGGTGGGTCTCGCTGCCGGCCAACTCGCGCATCAGGTCGTCGGCCTGCGCGTCAATGATGTGAGCATCGGTTGCGCTGGCATTGGACAGCTCACGCAGTTGCAGCATGATCGCGGCGCGTGCATCCTCGCTGCTCGTGATGGTCCGAACTTCTTTTCTCTCAGTGAATGCAGCCACTTCGGTAACCGTCCCGAGCACCTTAGCCGCGGCAGTGATTTGACCGGGTTTTGCCTCGGGGTCAATGATGACTTTGACCAGTGATTGAATGACCAACTCACGCAAAGCAGCAGGGTTTCGATGTTTCGCACCCTCCAATGCCAGTTGGTAAGCCTCAATTTCCGCGTGTATGTCGGGCCGGGCTTTTAGCTTATGCGCCTGATTGCCTTGGGTCTTAGGTAGCGCCTTGCTGTTGTAGGCTTTGCGGTAAGCAGCCGCACCGGTTGACCCTTTGGCGACCTCGAGCGCGAAGGCCTTTTGCTTCGCTGTCAACTCGCGGGCTGCACCCCTTCCAAGGATATGGGAGACAGGGACAGAGTCTAGGCTTTCCCTTATCTGGGCCTTAGTTAGCTTACTGGGTGATGGTGTTTTACTCATGGGGTAAATGGTAGGGGAACAGCGGATGAACTGCAACGCTTCGCTTTGAACAAGCCCCGCGACACCCTCAGCACAGCCAATAGCGACACTCAATCACCACACCCCACCAGCACGCCAAGCGCACACCCTGAAGGCCCGCGAAATAGCTTTTCCCTATGCTCAAACAACACCGCTGCAAACCTTGGTTTTCAGAATATTTTTTCACCGATAAAAATAAATCATTGGATCGACCCTTGATAAATCACGACAATACTCAACAGACAGGACGACACCCGACCTGCCACATAGGAGAACTCACCATGTCATTCGAAGCACTCATCGCAGCACGCGACACCATCAGCGAAAAGGCCTTTAAGGTTTGGCAAGACGGTGGAGATTACGAAGCGGTAATCGACAAACTCTGCAAAGACTGGAACATCGAGCCGTACCTCGTGCGCGACCACCTGACCGAAGTTATTCGAGCCAACCATTACAAGCGCCAACTCGTGCGCATCGACAACTAAACCACCGGAGCACACAGCATGAAACAGTACGAATACAACATCACCAACAAGCGCACCGGGCGCGTTGAACACGCTCGAGCCACCGCAGCCAATGCCGTTATCGCTCACGCTCAGATTGTCCTGATGTACGGCAAACAGTTTGACGTGTGCGAACTGCACAGCGACATAAACCCACCGCACCACATCGCGGGCGAAATCGACTGCTCAGATTTCCCCGTGACCGACACCGCTTGGCTGATCGAGCAAGCCGACAAAATCCAAACCGCCTAAACCACCCGCCCGCCTCCAAGGCGGGCATAAACCACCGAAGGAGAAAGCACCATGAAAAAAACTTTTCACATTTACGGGTCAACCGCCGCAACATGGGCCACGACCACCGAAACCCGCGACCTAGGGGAACTGCTCAAACTGCTACAGGCCGACAAGATGCCTTTTAACCTTTGGTACGTACCGCTCCCACACGATGCCGATTACGAAATCCGCATGTATGCGCCAGCAGTCGAGGGCGCGATATATCTGGGGACTGTTCAACCAGAGAAAACCAAACAGCGCATAAAAACAATGGCCGAACTCGAGGCCGAAAGCACAGACGGATTCCGCAACAACTAAACCAACCCGCCCGGCTAACCACCGGGCACCAACTGGAGCCCAAACCATGATCACAAGCACAGACCACGCAGGCCAAGCCTGCACCCTCACCCACAACGGCCAGCCCGTGAACATCGGGGAAATCCTTGAAGATTTTCGGGGCGACCAGTACCGGGTGACCGGGGGCCAAGCCCCACACAAGGCCAGCAGCAGCGGAAAGATTTACACCGACGCGGGCAACTACTACCCAACCGTTTTCGGATGCAAATGGACACCAACCCAAGGAGCCTAAACCATGACCACACAAAAGCAAATCCGCGCCGCATTTTGGCAAGCACACCCGACCGCCGACCGCAAACGCTACCCCGAGCGCGACTGGACACGCGAGGATAAAAGCCGCCGCGACTACTGCACCGACACCCGCTGCTTATTCGTTGATTTCCTCGACAGCCTGCACCGCAACGGCCAGATATCCGAAGCACTCGCCAGCCGCGCAACACTTTAAACCCACAGGAGCCCACACCATGAAACCCCAAGACCTTCAAACACTCGCAGCCGCCGCCCTCATGCCCGCAGGGTTTCGCCACCACGACAGCGGAGAGCCAGCACAGCCCGCAGCAGTCACCGCCGCCCAAGCACTCGCCGCCAAGGTTGACGAGCTGGGCCAGCTTCACGCAACCATAGCCGACATGAAACGCAAAGCCGACAAAATCCGCACCAAATTGGAAGACGCCGGACTCGCAGACATAGAAGGCCAAGCCTACCGGGTGAATTTCGCCCAATGCGCCGGCAAGACCCTCACCGACTGGAAAACCATAGCCGCCAAACTCAAGCCGAGCCGCCAGCTTATCGCAGCGCACACCACCACGGGCGAAGCCAGCACCCGCATGACAGTCAAAGCACGTCAGACACACTAAGGAGCCAACACCATGAAAAAAATCACTTTTTACACCGACCCCGGACACGGCTGGGCAGCGGTCCCAATGGCCGAACTTTTCACGCTGGGAATCGCCGACAAAATTAGCCCGTACTCATACCGCAAGGGTGAAACCGCGTTTTTAGAAGAAGACTGCGATTTTTCCACCTACATGGAAGCAATCAAGGGCCAGCCCTACGAGATCAAAGAACACCACACCAACAACGACAGCCCAATCAGAAACTACACCCCATACAAGGCCACACCATGACCCGCCAGCACTTCACTATGAACCCCGCCACGCCACACCCAGACAGCGACAGCGACCCGGTGCCGATGCCGCTAGACGAGGCAATAGCCTTTGCCCTTCGGGTTTTGAAAGACCCGACCGCGGACCAATGGACCCGCCAAAAAGCAGCCGACGAATTAGCTTATTCATTCGAGACACAGGAGTAAACCACCATGAAATACCACTTTATTCAAGCAAGCAAAAACAGCAAGACCGGACCAATCCCGCAGACATACACCAGCCGCGAAAGTTGCCCGCCATCCTGCCCACAGTACCGCAGCGCATGTTATGCCGAGGATTTTTACACGCGCCTAACATGGGACAAAGTACCCAGCAGGGGCACCGATTTAGACGGACTGGTTAAGGCCATTAGCCGCCTGCCAAAGGGCCAACTCTGGCGCCACAATGTGGCCGGGGACCTACCCGGAGACGGGGAAACAATCGACGCCTATGCACTCGGGCAAATCGTCAAGGCCAACAGAGGCCGCGCCGGGTTTACCTACACACACAAGCACAGCCCGGACGCGATCAAGTGGGCCAAGGCCGCGACCGCTTGGGGCTTTACCGTGAATCTGAGCGCCGACGATGTGGGGCACGCCGACCGACTCGCCGCCCATGGCCTGCCAGTCGCCGTTATTGTCCCCATGGACACACCGAAGCACACCCGGACACCCGAAGGCCGCCCGGTGCTGGTTTGCCCCGCACAGACAACCGAATACATGACCTGTGCGCTTTGCGCCTTATGCCAACGCGCCGACCGCCGCCAGATCATAGGGTTTCGAGCCCATGGGACCAAGGCCAAGCAGGCCGACCGCACCGCCCGCCGGGTTATCCCAATCGCCACAGCTTGACAGCGCCAGCGCCTGCCCCGTGACAGGGGGCATGAGCGGGTATTGTCGCCCGACCACAGGAGCCAAAAACATGGAAGACCAGCAGCCAAACTACAACAGCACGCCCGCCGAGATTGTCGAGTATTACGACAGCCATTTAAATCTGACCCTCCGCGAATTGTCGAACATGACAGGCCGCAGCATCCCCTATTTGAAGGGCCTAATAATGCACCCCGAAAAGGTCAAAGCATGAAACGATGCACCAACGCCGAGCCGGGCACGTACGGCCACGAATGCGGAAAACCCGCCCAATGGCAAGCCACCAAACCCAACGGGTACAGCTCGACATTTTGCGACCGATGCCGCCAGCACGGCCACGAGGCCCGCGCATATTCCAACTGGACACCATACAAGGAACCCCAACAATGACGCACACCGAAGCTGCATACATAACCGCCGGTCACCGATACGAACGCGCCAGCACGCCCGCCCAAGTGGCAGCAGCCAGCCAGACAATCCGCATCATGCTCGAGGCCGAAAAGCCGCACGACCAGACCGAGGCCCGCCACCTAATCGAGCGAGGCAGGCAAGAGGCCCGCAAGGCATGACTTACAAAGGGTTTACCCTAATACGAGGCCGCACCTTCCAAGATTGGAGGGTGGACTTTCCCGGGCGTGCTCGATGGGGCACGCTGGCAGAAATCCGGCAGGACGTGGACGCCTACCTGTCGGAGATGCTGCCGCACCCGCGTCGAGGCATGAACTGATGCGCGACCACGACCTTTTGGCTTGCGGAGATGCTGCCAAATTTTTCAACCCATAGGAGCTTTCGGAGATGCTGCCAAATTTAAACCACCCCCTTACGCTTGCGCACATCGCAGGCGCGAAGGCAACCACACACCAAGCCATGATGGACGCCACAAGGCTGATTCATGCTCTTGAAAAAGACGCCGCCGAGCAGACCATTGCGTCTTGCAGAGTGGCTGCGGAAATACTTATCGAAAGGAAGCAAGCATGAAACACAAAAACGTCGAGCTGATCAGCGACAAAGCCGAGCGCGTGATCTTTTTACTGTTGGCCATCTTCTTGGCTGTGTTCCTGTATCTGGAGTAACCATGCCAACCTACCGCCTGACCATCGAGCGCACCGTGCGCTTTCAGCTTGACCTCGAGGCAGATAGCCGCATAGACGCACTCAGGAAAGTTACTGACATGGCTTTGGACTATGATGATCGAGACCTAAAGGAAACTCGTGTCATATCTGTCCAAGAACCAACAAAGCCTGTTCAGCATCCATTTGATTGAGGGTCCCGATGGCCGTGTGTCTGCCCTTGCGGAGTGGGTGGGCCACGGCCCCAATGTGCTGGACATTGGGTTTGAAATCATGCAGAAGTTGGAGCTGGCAGCCCAAGCCCACCCCGAGCGCCTAGCTGTCCAACCCCTGACACACTGCGACAACTACCAGTGATCACTGCCACGGCGCCACGCCACCGGCAAACGCGGTTTTTGGGGTGTAGGCCATCTCTTTCTTTTTGAAGTAGCTTTTGCGGCTTCTCTCCTCTTGCGTTCTCACGCGCACAGGTGGCGCATCCTCCCCATCCCCCAGTGAATACAGCTTGAGCCTGTTTCGCCCGTCACTCTCGACCGTGTAGCCGATGACGTAAATCATTTTGTGGGCCTTCATCTCGTTGAGCATGCGCCCAACAGCCTTGGGGTTTGAGTCTGTCTTCTGGGCTAGATCGAGCCGGGTAGATGGGCCTTTGAATAGCTCAGCAAGTACAGCTACGGTTTTCTTCATTGTCATGCCTTCTCCTTGCGAAATATCTTGTCGAGTGCCTGTGAGCATTTGAACAGGCCAATTGATTGGTGCAGGTCGTTAAAGTCGCCGACCGCTTCGCTCATAAAGTACGGCCAACCGATGGCCTCCGCAGTGTTCTGACCGGTGCGCGAGAGGTCGTGGTCTGCAATAACAAACCCACCCGGCAAAGTGGCCGCCACCTTCTTCATGTTGCCCGCCGAAAAGCAAACGTGTAAGGTGTAGCGCCGCTTCAATGCCTTCATGGCGGCCTTGACCGAGAGTGCCGTGGCGTACCCCTCACACAGGATATGAGGCCCGTGATTGTCGAAGGTGAACGCCGCCTCGCTCGTGCGCTGGCCGAAGAGAAACTTCTTGCCGCCCTCTTCATTGATGATCTGGCAGCCGACCAGCCGATGGCCAACCCGCATGGGGATGACCAGCAGCAGCTCATTCTCGTGCTTCCAGACGTTGCCCTGCTCCTCCTCGAAGCCCTTGCTCTTGAGGTAGGGGTGGTAGCCGATCTGGCACTGGTGGAGGATGAAGCCAGCCTTTTGAGCCGCCTTCTCCTGTTTGTCGCGGATGTCGCGGTGAGCAGCCTCCACCAATTTGCGCGCCTTGTTCGGGTCCATCGCAGAGTCGCCTTCGGCGTGCCAAACTGAAATTTCCGTTTGGGTGGCGTGGTTTTGGACGTAGCCCACATCACCAAGCCACTTGACTGCGCCGTTACGATGGTGCCTCTTGTCCTCCGTGGGATAGCGTTTCCACACCCCGATGGGGGGCTCACGGTCGATCAGGATTCCGTGGGCGCGGCAAAAGTCAATGAAGTGCATTACAAAAGCCTCCCATTTTTCTGGGCCCAATCAATTGGATCGAGGTTTTTCTTTTTGAGGTTGCAAGTCGGGGTGAGCAACTGGATGTTGCTGTCTTCGTTTTTGCCACCCCTTGACACAGGCATGATGTGATCAATGTGATAGCCAGCATCAAGATTGGCACCACAGCAAGCGCACCGACCCTTTTGCAGCTTGAGCAATCTCTCCACGATGTCTGTTGAAAGTTTTCCGCCAGCAAGACGTCTCTCCCTGTTGGCTTTTATGGCGCGAACCTTCTCTTTGTTTTCAGACATCCATTTTTTATTTGCCGCCAGCATCTTCTCTCTGTTTTGCTGGTGGTACTCGGAGTTTTTTTTGTTTATATGGTCCTTTTTCTCCAGATACTGAAGCCTGCGCCTCTCTTTAATTTTCTCGACATTTTCTTTTCTGTACTCGATGGCCTTCAGCCTGAGGGCCTCTCTGTTTGCGGCGCGATACTCGGCAGTAATTTGCGTGATGTGGTCCTTCTTTTGCTGATACCTCTCGCGCTCCTTCTGGAGTTTTTCTGGGGATGATTTTGTAGTTTTCATGCCGAGATCATAGAAAGTTTTGCGTGATTCTGCAAGTGAATTTCTCACGCCGTGCAGGCGGCAAAAGTCAAGCAGGTGCATTACCTTTTTCCCTTCAAGTAACGGATGAGTGCAGCCTTCACTGCCCTGTTGAACTCTACGCTCGGGGTTTTCGGCGTTTCCGCCAGATTCTTGGGCCAGACTCCGAACTTGTCTTTGTAGGTATGTGCCGCTCTTCCTGCGCTCCAGCCGTGGTACTTGACCATGTACTGGCACATGCTGTACCAATCTTGCTTGCTTTCCCGAGAGGCCGCTTGTTTCAGCTCCTCCATTTCTCCGGGCACCGACTCCACCATGCTGCGCTTCTCGCGGGTGTAGCCGCAGTGGATGCAAGTGTCTGACCCGCCAGCCCACAGGTGGCCGCACTTGGGGCATTTGGCTGCTTCCTTTTCCTTGTCGGTCTTCTCCTTCTTGGTCTTCTCGCGGGCGTCATCCAGCTCGTGTACGCCGTTGCTGTAAATCTCTTCCCAGTCCTCTTGGAACCTGACGTAGTTGCCTGCATGATCCAGCCACACTGCAAACTCTTTGTCGGCGCAACCGCGCATCACTCGGCCCATCTGCTGGACGTGAGACGACAGTGACTTGCTGAACGGCCTTGCACTCACGCCGATCATCACGTCAGGAACGTCAAAGCCCTTGGTTAAGATATCAGTAGCGATCAGGCCGTGAATCTCCGTGTCCGGCTTGCTGAAGTCCTCGATCACATCGCGCTTGAACTCGTCATCATCCTTGTATGAGATGCTGATGAAGTTGTAGCCCTGCTCGGCAAACTTCTTCGACAGGTCTGCGCCGTGCTCCACGCCAGAGCAGAAGATGATGGTCTTGCGTGGCCGGCCAAATATCTCGTGCGTCTTCTTAATCCACTCGGACACGATGTCGCCAGTGATCTGCATGCCGCGCTTTGTTGACTCGGCCTGACTCCACTCGCCCGCAACCTTCTTGGCTCCGGTCATGTCGATCTCTTTGGCAACGAACACGCGCAGCGGGCACAGCACTTTCTGATCGACCAGCTCCTTGGTTGTGACCGTGCTGACAACGTTCTCGTACACGTTACCCAACCCCTTTGTGAATGGCGAGGCAGACAGGCCAATGACCTTGATGTCCGGGTTGTTCTTGATGAACTCGATGGTCTGCCTGCGCATAGCGTGCGCCTCATCAACGATCATCAGCGTGAGGCCGGGAAAGGAGCCGCGCTTCTCGAGCGTCTGAGCCGAGCACACCTGAATGTGTTCGTATGGCCTGTACCGCCAGTGGCCAGACTGAAGCACGCCGTGCTCGATCTTGTACTTCTCCAAGCGCTGGCTTGTCTGGTCGCACAAGATGATGCGGTCCAAGATCATCGCTGCGCGGTTACCCTTCTTGTGCGTTGCATCAAGCAGCGCAATTGCCATTTCAGTTTTCCCACCACCAGTCGGGCTATAAAGCATTTGAGCCCTATACCCAGCGGCAAAACCTTTTCTTAATCCATCCAAAGTATCGTTCTGATACCCTCGTAATTCCAAAGCCATTTGTTTCTCCAACTGCCAGCACACATGCCCGCTGGCTTGGGCAATGATCAAGCCTCGTATGTCAGGGCCTGAAGCTCCATGATCTTGCGCTTGAGGTTGTTGATCTCGTTCTCTGCATCGGCTTGAATCTTTTTGATCTTGGCCTCTTGCGTCTGCACCATGCTGAGCACCAAGTCCTTCTTGGTCATGGTGGATGTGAGTGTGATTTCCGCTGTGCCGACTTCAAGCCAGCCTGCGGTTTTCATATCCATATCCATGCTGGTGTAAGTGAGTCTTGATGGGTCTTCGAGATCGCTCTCGTCAGCCCATTCTGGTCTTGTGATCCATGCTTTGGCGGTTACGGTTTTCATGCTTGCTCCTTCTTGAGTTGACGCTGAATCGACATCACTTGCTTCTTGAGTTGTGAGTTCTCTGATTGATACTGATCCCGGCTTTGCTTGACCGCCGCCAGCTCGATCTTGGTAATGCGCAGCTCCTCACGCAGCTCGTCTATCAGGCTTGAGGCGGCTTGCTTTTCTTCTGGTGAGGCATCCATAGCCACAACTGCTACACGCGCCTTCAGCTCTTCATTCTCAGCCAACAGCATGTCGATGGCCTCTTGGTTCTGATCGTCCTGCGGTGGCGTGATCTCGGGACCCTTGAGTTCTGGCTCCTTCGGTGCTCGGCCCGGTGCCTTCTTCTTCTCCATCACCTTGCCGCTTGGTGTTTTGTACTTCACCGTGTCGCCAGTGTCTTTGCCAGCACCCTTACGCAGCTCAGATACAAATGACGGGGATACGCCGCAGTGCTTGGCTATTTGAGTGTTACTCATACCCTGCCATGCAAAGTCATCAAGCAGCGTCATCACAGCCTTGCGCTTATCAGCGTAGGAGCGGCGCATGCCGTGGTCTGTGTTCACACCTGTTGAGCGAAAGATGGCGTCTGTAATTGATCCGTTAACCACTTCGCACAAGATGCTCACCTTCTCCGCACGCTTGTGAGCAAGCACGCGATGGTAGCCGTCCGTCAGGTAATAGTTGATGCTGTCAAAATATACAAGCACCGGGGGGAAGTCAGCCCCGCCGAGAAGTGCTTCAGCGTAATCTGAGACGGCCTCTTCGCTTATCTCCACCCTAGACTGCAAGCGCTGGTCCATCACCAGAGCGCCAATGTTCATGACCTTGTTCATTTGCTTTCCTTCATAGTCCACCCCAAAAGAAACCAACGCCAGTAAGTCTGGATGTTGATGTTGTCGTACTTTTCGCCATCCCAACCCGGGGCTCGTTTGCCCTTGGTTAAAAGGATCGCTTCAAACTGCTTTCGCGCTTCGTGCATGTTGCACCTCCTATAAAAATTTGATCTTGGATGACTTGCTTCGGATCATGTCCGTCACCCGCTTGAGATGCTTTTCGTAGACGCTGCGGGCCACCGAGGTGCGCTGCAATTCGTGCCACTCAATGATGTCTTGAAAGCTTTGAAGGCCAAGCGCCGTCGAGCCCATCTTGCCAAGCCTCTTGAACCTGTCCTGCGCATCCAGCAAGTGCATCTCAGCGATCTTGCAAGGCACCATCACTTCAGGTCCAATGTTTGCACCCGCCATACTTTCAGCCAGACAAACCACCGCATTGATGTTGTTCCAATCTTGCTTTGTGGCGGAGCCGTTCCTGAATGCGGCCATGCTGTCGTTCTCTTTTTTGCGCAAGATGTTTAGGCTTTCGTCGTCCACTATGGACGCCCCCACCATGGCGTGCATGATTGGATTGATGCTCGTATCCCATATTTTTCTTCGTGTTTGTTTGCGCATGACTCGATCATACACACTTGTGCAGTTCTTTGCAATAACCTGTTGCAAAATTTATTTATCTGCACTAAACTACAGTCACGGCAACCAAAGCGTGGAGATTGCCGCAACACAGGAGAACACATGGAAACCATGAACGAATGCAAGCACAGGTGGGAGCCCGTTGAGGGCCAACCTTTGTACCACTGCGCCCGGTGCGGGGCGTTTAGGAGGATCATCAAATGAATTTAAATCAAGGCGCGTTGGCCCAAGGGCTGGTGGATGAACTTCTGGAAGTTGTTCACAAGTATGACGAGTCGCTTTACATGTCCACCGTGATTGGTGTACTTGAGATCGTCAAGCAGCATCTAATTAACGAATCACTGGAGGACGCAGAATGACCGAAGAAGACAAACCTGAGCCCGCTGACGACCAGCTCCTTTGGATCGTTGTGGCGTTTATTGCATTCATGTTGACACTGATGACGCTGAGGAGTTGTTTATGAGAGACGTTGTTGAAATGGCGCGGGAGGCTGGGGCAGTATTCCCTGCTGACGGGAGCTATCACAATTTTGAGTTTGAAGGCAGTCTTGAACGCTTTGCCGAACTCGTCCGTGCTGACGAGAGGGAGGCGTGTGCAAAGGTGTGTGATGAACGCGCTCAAAAAGTTGGCTTATCTAACCATCGCAGATGTGATGCTGATCTACTTGCAAGCACCATCCGAGCAAGGGGACAAGCATGACTAGCAGAACTCACACGCCAGAAGACGTACAGAAAATCATGGAACCTTGGCGGGATTCCGCATCAGACTACGAGCGCGGGTTTATTGATGGGATGCAAAAGCAAATGCAGTCTAGCGTGGACAAAGCGGTCAACGCCATGACACAGCCAACTTATTACATTCCAAACAAAGATGAGCGCACATGGGTGTCGCTGACAAATGAGGAGATCGACGATATTTATCAAGGCGTTGGGAAGAACGATTTGATGCTTGTCCGTGAAGTCGAAGCCAAACTGCGGGAGAAGAACACATGACATGGGTATTCTTAACCGACAAGAAGCGCAACGAAATATCGCGCAAGTCAGGGCCGTATGTTGCGGATAGCTTTGCGCCGCACGAAGCAGAGGTGAGAAGACTAAACCCGCGTGACAACTGGGTGGGGCTAACAGACGAAGAGCGTAACCCAATCAGGTCTAAATTTGTTGGGAAGCTTCACTATGTGGCAGACGTGCTTGCCGAATTTGAAGCCAAACTCAAGGAGAAGAACAATGGATGACTGCCCAAAATGTGAGTACAACAAGAGCCGCGCCGCGCGGTGGCGGGCCGAAGCCTACAGGCAAGCAGGGCATGACGTAATTGAACTGCCTTGGGTTGGACTGACTGACGAAGAGATTGAACAGGGCTGCAAAGAGTCATGGGTGACTGAGCAAGCGTGGCAGTCTGCTGTCTGGTGGGCTGAGGCTAAGTTGAAGGAGAAGAACACATGACCACTCAACTTGTTCGTGACTCTATGAAGCTGATGGCTGATGCTGGCGTGGACATTGTGGACATCAAATGGTTTGACCTGTCTGGTGCGTTCACGGACAAGCAACGGGCAGACCTTGACCCGGTGATGACGCACCGACCACCTTTTGACAAATGCTTTGTTGTTTGGCAAGGAAAGACAAGCCATCACCCAAGCTACACCGTCTTGATGATGGTGGCTGGAGATGATCCAGATGAAGGCATCACGGTGTCAATGTGGAAGGGGCCAACCGGGACTCGACTGATGCCGATCCCTGCCATGTTTTACTTCATTGATGATGACAACATTCGATACGGGTCTGTCAGCGATGACGAGCCAGTGGACAAGGAGCTTGCAGAACTCATGTTGGCTCAAATTGGCGCGTGGTACGGTGCGATGGACAGACGTATTGAGGCGCACATCCCAACAGTGCGTGACACCTTTACAAACCGCCGGAAGATACAGCAAGGCAAGCTGCCAACCTACGACTGGACAACGGTGTGGATTGAGCCATCTAAGCCCCGCCAAGACTCCAAAGGGGGCACACACGCATCACCCCGCCTGCATGAGCGCAGAGGCCACCTGAGAAGGCTAAAAACAGGCAAGAACGTCTGGGTCAAGTCCTGCAAGGTGGGTGACGCAAGCAAGGGGGCGATATTTCACGACTATGCCATTAAGGAGAAGCCATGAGCGAGACCACCATGAGCGAGTACGAGCGCGGTGTCATTGACGGAATGCAGAAACAAGCGAAGTCCAGTGTGGATAAGGCGGTCAATGCAATGGCGCAGCCAGCAGTCCCCGATGCCCTGACGATTGCTGACAAAAACAGCGCCGATTACCACGAAGGCTGGAACGATTGCAGGGCACTGATGCTAGAAATGAGGAAGCCATGAAGCGAGAAATAAAAGCATGGGCCGTCAAGACTGGCGGCAGGAGCTTCATGCTCGGCACCGATGGCCTGCCGATGCTATGGAAGGTCAGGATGCCTGCATACGAAGCATCCATGGCCGTCAAGCACTTTAACAACATCAAAGCCAAACCAATCCGCGTCAGAGTACGCATAGAGGAGATCGAATGATCGACGTATACCCAACCCGCATTGAGGCCGTAGACGAGGACGGCAACATCCTGTTCGCGCTTCAAATGGAAGATGCCCACTGCTGCACCATTGAGGTGAAGAACCCGCTGGTCCTGAGCAAGGACAACTTAGAGCAAGTGCTGACCGCCGTTCGCCGGGGTGTTCAGATGCTTGGACTGGAGGACTGATGCGCAAGCACCCGCCCTTCACGGCTTATGAGTGGTGGCTCCAAGAGCGCGACAACCAGCTCGCACTGGCCAAGATTGTGTTTAGGTCGGTCGGTGACTGCCCGACTGTGTGGATGGCTCTATTCGCTTGGGCCACCCCAGACATCTGGCACGATCCAGAGTAACCGAAGCCCGCCCAGTGCGGGTTTTTTTACGCCCGCCAGTCAGTGTCATCCCAGTTGCCCTTGCCGTGGTTGCAGTCATGGCAAAGAATCTGGAGGTTGTTCACGTCAAGCGCCAGAGATGGCCACTTCTTGCGTGGCTTGATATGGTCTACGTTCATCACCGCCCCGCCAGCGGGAGTGGCTCCGCAGCACTGACACCTCGGGCCATACTTCTTCAGCGCCTCCATGCGTACCCTGCGCCACTGAAACGTGGACAGGAAGGCGTCTGACGCAACATCTACGCCGGCCACCAAAACAGGCTTTTGAGTGATTGGCTTTTTTGGGGAGGGTTTGTGCGCGGTCTTTGCGTAGCCTGATGCAGCAAGGCGTTTGCTCTTACGTTGCTTCTTTGACAACTTGGCCGTTTTCGCGGCAGGACGCGGATACCTCTCGTGGTACTTGAAGCAGATGTAGGAGAAGTTGTCCCGAACCCATTGCTCAGGCTCCACGCTCATGGGGCAGGGCATACCGTCAGCCTCTAGCGCTAGGCAGGCTTGCTCCACTTCACTCAGCCCCACTCGATTCACAGATCGAAGCCGGGAGGTTATGAACCAAGGCAGCGCACTACTCTTCACTCTCTTCGCTTCACTTCTGTCTAACATCGCAGCCCCCACACTGGTTATCACCCGGACCGAGTGACGGAGCAATCGGACACAGCCCACCCCTAGCCCGCAGACCGCGAGGTTGGCTGAAGATCAAAATGCTGGAATCACCCTTCGGTCGCTCCGTCGCTTTTTGGTTGCGGTCATCTCTCAATGTTCCGCCGCAACTGTCAGACATTTAGACCCATTGTGAGGTCCCTTCTTAGCGCACTGACCAAGCTTGACCTGATTGTTGCCGTTGCCCCGGAGCACCCTAATCTCTCGACCCGGTTCCGTTCTGGCGGTTTACTCAACAATCAGCGCTATCCCCACCCGCGCTTGCCACGTCGATCTTTTTGTGGCTCTCGGTCTGAGACAAACAGTACAGGGCTCCCGATAAACCCTCAGACCAAGGTAAGGCAGAAAGCAAAAAACCCTTATTGAAAGATACGAGCTTTAGGCTTGGTTGCCGCATACAGAGCTGCTGTGCCAGACATCTGTAGCTTTGACGAAGCCCGCTCCTTCAATAAGGGTTCGGGGCGCGTTACACAGGACTACAACGGGTTACCAAGCCGCTGATGGACGCAGTATATCAACAAATGGGAACAGTGTGCAAGAGGCTGATGGCGACCGGGCTCCCCCAATCCTGCGGTGTGTTGCCTTATCGGCGGTGTGTCGCTTAACCATCACGGCTGGGGACTAAGGCGGGATTTGAACCCTTACCGGACTCCTCTTGGCTGACCATAGCGCCTGTCCGTTTGCCTTGCGACTTTCAGCGAGTCTCCAGAAGTGCGGCTACACCCCCTCGCCTCTTAGTCCCCATGCGTGATGGCCCAGAAAAGAACCCCCACGTCTAAGGTGGGGGTTAAATCACTCTGGAGAACATCATGAAAACGCAACCTCAGTTTAGCCGCATGTTTTGAGCAGCGCAAGCGCCTCTTCAGCGCTGTTCACGATGTACAGGTCTGCTCCCGGCCACTCGTCATGGAACTTCTGCTCCGCCTCAGTGAGCCGGCGTGCCGATGGAGGCTTGGCGCCATCCTTCACCTCGATCAGTAGCGTCTCCCCACGGTAGCTCACCAGCAGGTCGAACAGGCCCTCGTCGTTGATCACCTTCACGTAAGCGCCAGCCTCGCGCATGGCCTTAATGATGTCCTGTTCATTTGCGTCTCGGCGGGCAGCTCGTCGCATAGGGTTTGTCCTGATGAAAATATTTTCAAAACATATTGTATCTGGTGTTGACGAACCTAATACATCAGGTACAATCAAGTCCAACCTACCTGATGTATCTGCGGGGCCGGATTAGGCTAGGTCGGGCTTGGTAGTCAACGGCATGGGCTGTTTACAGCGTCATGGCTTTTCAATGAAAGGTCATTTCGGTGGCAACACCAATCGGACGGCACGGTCGGGAAAGGCTCGGCACGGCGAGGAGAGGCGGGGACTGGTATGGGCTGTTAACAGCGGGAAGCATTTTTTACAGAGTGCTTTTCGGTGGCAACACCAAAGTGGCGTGGTTGTGGCTCGGAGCAGTGCGGTCAGGCTCGGTCGGCAAAGGCACGGCGAGGGCTGTTAACAGCGGGATCACTTTTCCATGAGAGGTGATTTCGGTGGCAACACCAAAATGGAAGGGCTGGCAGCGGCACGGCTAGGAGGGGTGTGGAAGGCTGGGGCATGGGCTGTTAACAGTGGTTAGTCACTTGCAAAGGTGGCTACCCGGTGGCAACACCATTTGGACTGGCCTGCCACGGTGCGGCGGGGCGGGGTCGGGCATGGAAATTCTGGGTAAAACAAGGGCTGTTAACAGCGTTATGAGTCTTCATTGAGGGTTCATCTCGGTGGCAACACCAAGTGGCTTGGACACGCCGGGAATGGCTAGGAGGGGCGTGGATTGGCAGGGGCTAATGTAGCGTCATGACACTTCAATGAGGTGTCATTTCGATGCAAAGCGTGCATCAATTAACCAAAGGAAACATCATGAAAACAATCGCAGTTCAATTAACAGGCAAGGCTCCTTTTCTCATGCACTCGGACCGCTTTGCTAACCCGCTTGACCCACTTGCAAAGGCCCACAAAGAGCTGACCAGCAAGCGCAAGAAAACAGACGACGACCACACTGCCATCGCGCGCAGTGAGTTCATCGGCGGCTGCTACTGGCGCAAGGACGTTGGCTTCTTCTTGCCAGCACAGAACCTCGATGCGTGCCTGATCGCCGCAGCCAAGTTGCAAAAGCTCGGAGTTAAGTTCAAGCAGGGCGTGCAGGTATTGGAAGATGAGCTTACGTTTACGGGGTACGACAAGAAAACTCCCGAGCAACTATGGGAAGACCCAGAGCACATTGACTGCCGTGGTGTCAAGGTTGGCATGGCAAAGATCATGCGCTACCGCCCCATCCTTCGCAAGTGGTCTCTGAATGCAACCATCGTTGTCAACGAAGAAGTGGTCAACCTCAACGAAGTAAAGAAGGCTGTGCAAGATGCTGGAGCCCTGATTGGTTTGGGCGACTACCGCCCACGCTTTGGCCGTTTCAATGTGGAGTTCATTTGATGCAAGAAATGACACTGTTCCCGGCTTGGAAACAGGCCGTCAAGATTCTGATTGATGAGGGCCTAACCTATGGCAGCACCATCAGCAGAAAGCGCATCTCTGAGCTTTGCAATGTGCGGCCACCAGAGAGCATTGAGGATGTGCGCCGACATGACCTCGAGCTCCTGCAATGCACATCAGAGATCAAAGACATCCTGTTGACTGCCCACTGCATGCTCTTGGCGTCTGACAACAAGGGCTCTTACGTAGTCATTGAGCCAGAGTCGCAGACCCAGTACGCAGTGAACACCGGCATCAAAGCAATCGGTCGTGAGATGAAGAAGATGGCCATGTCCGTCAGCTTTACAAAGGCAGAAATGCTAACCGATGCCGGCAGGGCAAAGAACGCAGATGCTCAGGCAAAGATTTCAATGCTCGCGGGAATGATGAACGTGAAAAACAAAGATCTTCAAAACGCACTAGGAGGAAAAAATGACTGAAAACGAACGGAGCAAATCAATCGACATCCTTTTTGATGCAGTGCGGATTTCCAACAAGTTTGGCCCACTGATCGTGAAGGAGGCGGACAACACGGGTGGCACAGCAGCCACAGCGGCAGCCATCTTGCTGTCCTCATTTACAAGCGCCATGGGCATGTCCTTGCATGATGCTGTGGGCCTGTTCATGTCGGTTCACAAACAGACCATGGCAATGGAGCGCGAAGATGAAGCTGACAAATAACTTCGGCATGCCCGAGACGATCCTCAACGTGATCGCACGCCCGCAGTACAGCAAAGGCAAGGCCAACATGTCTGTAACCGAGCTGCTCAACAGCCCGCGCATCGTCCAGCTCAAGCGCAAGCACTGGGAAGACTTGACCGAGGACGCAGCCGACATGGTTTGGTCCATCTTTGGCACCGCCATCCACAACATCCTTGAGCACGGCAAGGGCGACACCCACGTCGTTGAAGAGCGCATCCACGTCGAGCTGGACGGCATGCGTATCAGCGGTGCAATCGACTTGCAAGAAATCTCTGAAGACGGCATCACCGTGTCCGATTACAAGACGACCAGCGCATGGGCTGCAATGCAGGAAAAGAAGGACTGGCACAACCAGCTCAACAGCTATGCGTACCTTGTTGAGAAGGCCAAGGGCATTCCCGTGACCAAGTTGCAGATCGTGGCCATCGTGCGCGACTGGAGCCGCAGGGAGGCCCAACACAAGGAAGGCTACCCCAAGGCACCCATCGTAGTGATTGACATCCCTCTGTGGCCGTTTGCCGAGCGCGAAGCCTATGTGCGCAGCCGCATCTCACTGCATGGTGACGCCCTCTTTGAGATGGAGACTGACGGCGAGATGCCCAACTGCACATCAGAAGAAATGTGGGAGAAGCAAACCACTTACGCGCTCAAGAAGGATGGCAACGTCCGAGCCAAGAGCGTTCACGACACAAGCGAAGCAGCAGACACGGCTCTGGCTGCCGCAACAGAAAAAGCCAAGAAGAGCGAAAAGTTCCTGATCGAAGTAAGAGAAGGAGGGCGTACACGCTGCGAGAGCTTCTGCCAAGTAGCGCCGTACTGCCAACAACACCAAACGTATCTTTCCACAAAAGCCAACAAGGAGTAACACCATGGCAACAGCAACACGCATCTATATCGTCAGCACACAAGACGGCACCAATCGTCTGGTACGCGCCACCGTGGCATCACAAGCCATCACACATGTCGCCAAGTCGGCATTTACTGCCCGGGTTGCATCTCAAGATGATCTGGTATTAGAACTCCGAAACGGCACCAAGGTGGAAGCCTATGGCGATTCCGCTCAGTCTGAACTCGACGTTTAAAAGGAGCACCCCATGGGCTGGATCATCGGACTTACCTGCCTCGCGGCTTGGTTCAATCACATCTTCACTTGCTTCAGCGAGGGCCTGTGGGGCTTCCTTCTGGCGGGTGCAATCATGTTCCCAATAGGAATCATTCACGGCGTGTGGCTGTGGTTTAGATAAGGACACATCATGTTTATTTCTAGCAAAGAAAAGGCCGTACTATGGATGACCATTGAGGACCTGAAGAGCAAAATCAGAGACTTGGAGATTGAGGTTGTGTGGTTGAAAAACAAAGCAACCAAACATCGCATCCAGATTGTCAAAACGGGAGACGCACCATGGGGAATAAAGAAGGACGGCAGCCCAAAGAAACGCCCCGGACGCCCGCCACACGTTTTGGAGGTATCAGCATGAGAATCAAAGAATTTTTCCAATCATTTGACGTGGACCCAATCAGCGCCAGCCCTTTTCATGGGCCAATCACGCAAGAAATGATTGATTACATGCAGCAACGCAACGAAGAAAAACGCAAGCTATCCATTGAGCTGCTTGGTAGCAAGTGGCTTCTTCACCCAGACAACAGAGAACAACGTAAGGACTTCCAATGAAAGATATCGCAGCAGCACTGGTCAAGGCTCAGAAAGAGTTTGGGCCAGCACTCAAGACCAGCACCAACCCGGCGTTCCGTAGCCGCTACGCAGACCTGTCTGCCTGCGTCGAGGCCGTCATTGATGCACTGAACAACAACGACATCTACTTGATGCAGCCCACGCACGAATGCACTGATGGCGTGATCGTGGAGACCATCTTCATCCACTCCTCTGGTGAGCAAATCAGCAGCGGCAAACTGCACGTCCCAGCCACCAAGCATGACGCACAGGGCTACGGCAGCGCACTGACCTATGCACGCCGATACAGCCTGATGGCGGCTTGTGGAATCGCACCGGAAGATGACGACGGCAACAGCGCGGCCAAACCAAAACCAGCGCCAGCCAAACCCGCAGCCCCAGCGGCCAAAGCACCCACCAAGATCGAAGGTAAAGACACCGAGTGGCAGCTTAAGGTTGTGGCAAAGCCAGACGGCGATCACGGCGAGTGGTCGCAACTGATCATCGACGCAACCATGCTCCAGCTTGAGCAGGCCAAGACCGAAGAGCAAGTCATGAACATTTTTAAAACCAACCGCAACATCTACGACGAAGTGAAGAGTGGCTCCCCCACTGCATACGACGTTCTGATGTCTGAATTTAAAGCCGCACGCGCACAACACAAGGAAGCAGCATGAGCGAGCAAAACATTGCCGGCCAATACCGCGAGGTTGCTCGCGAAGAGATGCTTGGCCGAAACGCCAAAATGATGGCGGACGTCATCGAACAGAAACAAGCCACAGGCACTATTGCTGGCGATCCTTGGGCATACCGCGACAAGGGCATGAAGTGCATGACCTGCATTTGGTATGTGCCTAAGCAACGCATTGGCACCTCAAACTCGGACATCAACCCACTGGCTCAGGCTGGCCGATGCCGTCGCCACGCTCCAACAATGAATGGCTATCCAGTTGTCTACATGACCGACTGGTGCGGAGACCATCGAATCGACGAAAACAAAGTTTGAAAAAGGAAGCAACATGAACACCCTCATCATCGCTGGCACTCTGACACGAGATGCCGAAGTAAAGTACCTGCCCAACGGCGACCCTATTGCTAACTTCTCTGTTGCTGACAACCAAGGCGGGCGAGACAAGCAGGCCATCTTCTGGAACTGCGGTCTGTACGGTAAGCGTGCAGAGTCCTTGGCTCAGTACCTCACCAAAGGCCAAGCCGTCACAGTGACCGGCTCCGTGTCCGAGCGCGAGTGGATCAGCAAGGACGGCGAGAAGCGCAAGACCATGGATGTGCGCGTGAACGACGTTGCACTGCAAGGTGGCCGCAAGGATGCTGAGCCGCAGGAAGAACGCCGCCAAGCGCCCAAGCCAGCGCCAGTACTTTTTGAAGACGACAGTGATTTGCCCTTCTGACCATGGCCGTCAAGACGCTCCAATTTGAAGCCGTCAAGATTGCCATGAAGCAGGATAAGACGGGTCATATTTTGACCCTGAATATCCATCCAGATGAACTGCCCGTTGACCTAATGAGGGACTATGTGGGCGCAAGGTATCAAGTAGTCATGGTGAGATTGAACGACGAGAACAAACCAATGAGCAGGGATGCGGAATACCACCGTGACCCTGTTCGCACCGCAGGCATTCTGTGCCGCGATAAACAGTTCGCCCAGTACCTTCACGGCAAAGAACAAATCTTTGAAATGAAAGAGGCCGATGTTATTGAGTGGCTCAAAGGTGAGCTGGACATCGAGTCGCGTACCGAGCTGAAAGAAGACCAACAAAAGGCCAAGAAGTTCTGGGCCATAAACGAGGAGTTCCAAGCATGGAAACAAAACGCCTGATCCCATACTCGGTTCACCTGCCAGAGGACGTGTATCTCAAACTAAAAGAGGCCGCAGGAAACCGCAAAGCATCAGCACTGGTGCGTGACGCCATCACCTTGATTGTTGAGGGCGACGACGAGTTTAATGGCGGCTACAACAAAGGCGTGCGTGATGCCATCCGGCTGATCCAGCAGAACGAGCTGTGCAAAGCCATCGGCTATTACGAGGACACTCTGGCAAAGATACTGTCGGATCAAATCGAAGAGCTGATCGTTAACCAGAACGTGAAGGGGCGCGGCAATGGCAAGAAAAAAACCTGAAGGCATCGCCTCAGTGGTGGCCAAGCAAGACCCTGTGTCGATACAAGAGCTGACCATGCAAGACTTCTTTGCAGCGTTCGCGTTGCAGGGCTTATTGGCTTACTACGGCGACAGGTCTGTCATTGAGAGCGATGACGGTCTTACCAACATTCACGCAGCAGCATTCGACCACGCAGACGAGATGCTTAAAAGGCGGGCCGTCTAAATGCAGTCCAAAAACAAGAAGGCCCCCACCGCATCAGAGCGGGAGCACATCACGCGGATCAAGGAAATGGACTGCGTGGTGTGCGGGGCATCAGGACCCAGTGATTGCCACGAAATTAACCAAGGCCAGTGGTTTACCAGCATGCCCCTGTGCCAAGATTGCCACATGGGAAACCTCAACGGAATCCATGGCCAGAAGCGCATGTGGGCCATCCATAAGCTGGACGAACTGTCCGCTTTGAACAAAACCCTCCAGACGATCTTTGCTGAGAAATGAATACTAAAACAACGAAGCAACCAAAGCGTGTTGGTTGCCGCGTCACTAAAGTATTCAATTTACATCTGAGCCTGCTTCCGCAATTCGGGTAGATTGACCGACTTCAGCATCTCTTTTTCCACTTCGCGCAGCTCTTTGATTGCGTCCTTCTTTTCGGATGCGGAGTACAAATCTTCAGGCGCATTGGTGATTTGGCTGACGGCCCTGCGAATCTTTGATAGCTGCTCGCCAATCTTCTCCGTGCCTTTGGCTAGACCCAATCGGGCAATATTCTTTTCGTCGGACAGGAACTTCTCAAGCTCTTGCGGGCTCCTCAATTTGATGTCGTTATAGGTGCTCTTGGTCTTCTCCACCTCATCTCGCAAGGCGTAGAAGTCCGTCTTGAGCGCGTTCTCGCTGGCCTTGGTGACAAAGCCGCTTGTGCCCGGGAGGGATGACAGCGCATCACGGAACGACAGCTCAGGGCGGGGAACATCAGGATCATTGTTGATCATGAAGTTGGTCGTGTACAAAAACAAACCACCAGCCGATCCAAACATGCCGCGAATCATGTGATCAGCCGCAATTGGCGACACGCCAAACTGGCCCAGCATCTTCGAGAACTCCGAGGTGTTGTCATTGAACTGGCGCTCAGCTTCTTTCTTCTTCTCAAACTGCCCAATCAGTGGACGGCCTTGGAAGAAGTCGTAATTGATCGCCACCTCAAGAGCTGGCTTCACGGCTTGAGGAATCGGCTGTGGGCTCAGCACTGCGTTGGCAATGCCGTCGGCAACTGACTTCCTGAACTTGGCGCCATCGGAAAATCCGGTGTCGGTGATCAGGTGGTACAAGTGCTCGGTCAAAACCTTGGGCATCAAGAACAAGTCTGGACGCAAAGGAATGCGGAAACCACCGGTGCCGGGGACGTTCAAGGTGCGGTCACGAACAGCAGTGGGTGTCTTCTCGTACTCATCATCTCCGCCATTCATCATGGTGTAGAAGAGCGACAAGGCCATGACCGCACCAGAGGTGGTGGCCAGAGTCATCAGCGCCTCTTTGCGTTGCTGCGGCGAGATGCCGACCCCGGTCAGCACCTTGTACGCCGTGCGCTGCACCGACATGTAGGCATAGAAGAACGGCACAGTCTGGCCAGCCAAGTTCACCAGCTTGCTCGTGCCACGGCGACGGAAGTTGATGATGTCAAATGCCTTCTCAATGGCCTCGCCCTTGGACAATCCCTGCTGCATGGATGCTTCGTACACGGCCTGACGGATAGCGTTATCAGCGGCCATAGCAACATGGCTCAGGAACTCAATTCCCTTGCCAGCCACCCCCTTTGACCCCCTCAAGCCTGCCGCAATCTGGATGTCGTTACGAGCGATGGTGGCGTTGAAGTCACGCACACCGGTCGCACCATACGACTCAAGCAGCTTGTGGGTTGCACTGGTCTTGGTCAGAGTCTTGAGAAACTCCTTCACCGCCAGCACTGGAATTCTCAAGGCGTAGCGCGTCTTCAAGCCGGAGGTAAACATTGCCGAGTAGGCGTCCTGCGGGACCTGTGCCAACGAGAACAGGGGGTACAAGACCACAGACTGACGCAGAACGTTTGAGAACCAAGTGAAGAACTTCAGGCTTGGAATGGTCACGTTGCTGATGGCAGAGAAGGCATCCACGTACAGCGGGTCGGCCATGCTGTAGATTTCTTGGACGCCATCACGGAACACGCGAATGGTGTTCTTCTTGGGGTCCATCTTCTCGACCTTCTCAGCCATCTTCCGATCACCCACTTGAAGCTCAGTACCAAGGTCAACCATCTGAAGCGCCTTGTGGTTGCGTACAGAGCGGTTGATGGCGTACTGAGTCCAGCGCACCATGTTGTCAAACACGTCGTTCACGGCTGCGTTGGAGCCCTTCAGGCGGAACTCTGCTGCCTTGACCTGCATGCCCTTGATGAACTCTTGCGGGCCACCGCCTTCGTCAAGCTGCTCTTCACGGTAGAACGGCACGTAAGCTGCGTTGTCCAGCATGCTCTCGGCATACTCTCGGCTCCACAAGTTGCCGTCAATCATGGCCTTCACAGCGTTGGCACGGATACCCTGCCAGATGTCGCTGATGTTTTCCAGCTCGGGCATGTTCTTGGCCAAGCTCATGCCGGGCTCAATCATTGCAATCTGCTCAGGGGTAATCAGGACGCTGGCCTTTTCAAGCTTTGCAATGTCAGCCCTGATATCGTTCTTTGCACGCTCGGAAGTGCGAAGCTTCTCAAAGTCGCCGTCCTTCTTGTACTGCTTGATGTTGGCGTTCTCTTCTTCCAGCTCAGCTTTCAGTCGGTCAATCTCTGCCTCTCGCGTGCGCTGCTTTTTCAACAGGTCCTTGAACCGCTTGGCCACGAAGTAGGTGTGCGAAATCTGCTCGGCCTGCTCTTTGTTTAGGCCATACTTTTCGGCAGTCTTCTCAATCTCTTTGGCAAGAGTGATGAAGTTGTCGTCGCGCTTGATGGAGACCCACTTCTTGGTCTCTGGATCGAACGCAATGCCGCCATCAACAATGAAGCGCGTAGCCAAGGCGTCAGCATGCACGGCCTGAGACTGACTGGCCTCAAGCAGCATACCCAACACCTCTGGGTTGTCGGCAAAGTCCTTCTGCAAGTTCCTGCGGATGTCGTTGTTGAACGCCGCATCGCCGGAGAAGGCTGCAACTTCCATCTTGTCCAAGAACTTCTTGACGGCACTCTTTGCCGAGTCCTTCGTCATTGCTGGGTTCTCGCCAGTGGCCTTCAGGATGTCCTTGATCTTCTGGATGCGCCCCGGGTCAGGCGGTTGAAGCTGCATGCCTGTTGCATCAAGGATGTTGAGGTTTTCTTGACCAGCCTCCGTCGGAGTCGGCTTTCCTTGGCGCTCTTCGGAGACTACAACCTCAACGTCTGGCGTACCGTAGACATCCTTTAATGCTTCTCGAACCTTGTTAGCAGTCTTGTTGGCATCCTTGGAGAACACGATGTCATTTGGATTTACATACTCCGCACGCTGCGTAAATCTTTCGCCGTTTTTGTCATAGCCATGAAAGGTGGTTTGCGTTTTTGGATCGGTAAATCCAGACAAGCGCGAGCCATCTTTCAGAGTTACTGGGTTCTTAAATCGGTTTGCGTAGCCTTGCTTGCGGTCTAACTCAGACTGCTCTTTGAAAAAAGAGTCAAGGAAAAACAGAGGTTTTTCTTTTTCTTCCTCGTCAACCTTTGCTTCGCCAGCGCCCTCGGGCGAGACGATGATTCTTCCACCCTTGATCTTGACGCCCTTCAAAGGAACCTTAGAGGGCTTCATGTCAAGCTCTACGTCCGAAGGCGACATGCCCATGATTGTTTCGGAAGTTCTAACCAGATTGTCAAGTGCGCTCTCATAGTCTTTGGAAAGGCCAAGCACCTGACGGACGATTTCAATCAGCTTTGAAAACCCGGTCTTGTCTGCAATCTTGATGTCAGCAAGAAACTTCTGGAACTCTGAGTCGGTCAAACCCCAAGCCATAAGCTCAGCCGGGTTTTTCATAATGTTTGCGCCGCGATCAATCCTTGTAATCGCGTAGTTGCTCTTACCGGCAGCCCTGTCCTTTTTAATCCTGTCGTCAACTTTTTTGTACAGAACCTTGAGGTCGTTTATGGCTTTTGAGTTTGGCGCTAAGTAGATTTGCGCAGATGTTGCTGCATGAATAAGCTCATGCAAGATTGTCAGATACCTTGTTCCCGTCTGACCGTCCGCCTTACCATCAACAAGTCCATTCAGCCTGATTTTTACAAGCGTGCCTTTGCCTTCGGCCCAGAAACTTTGGGCCATCCCTCTTGTTCCGCTTTTCCACCTTGCGCCGCCATTGAGAACCTTCACCTTTTCTGGAAAGATTTTTCTCTTTGCAAACTCGTTGATGCGCTCAGTTACTTTTTGAGCAATGGCCCTTGCCGCCTCGTTTGGTGCGTTGTCAACAGTCCACTGCGCCATCTGAGGGATGGTCATACCGTTAACTTCTTTGGCAATCTCCTCCATGGGCTTGTTAATAGTGAACTCTGGCTTGTCCGTCTTGTCGTAGGTCGGCTCTGTTGGCTCTGGCGCCTTGGGCTCCACTGGTTTTGCGGCCTTGGGCTTTGCAGGTGCGGCAGGAGCAACGGCGGGCGCAGCAGCCTGCGGCTCAGCCGGAGCGGCGACTGGCGCTGCGGGCGGAGTAAACATGTCAGGCTCAGCTTCTGGCTCCAGTACCAAAGCCTTGTACAGGTCATCCTTTGGCATCTTCGGAACATTGCCAAACATGTCTGTGTCGGAGGCGTTTGCCTGCTCGGCAGCAGTTGTCGCCAGACGATCCAGCGCTTCAGCCATACGCTTTGATGAACGGCTGTTATCCGCAAACATCTCGAGCACTTTGAGCGCATACGGGTCTGCGCCCAGCATTCCCTGCTGTACGTAATCCTTGAGCTTCTGACCTGACCTACGTGCATTGACGGCCATCTCTGCCGCATCAAGCACCGAGGCCCGCACGTCGTAGTCGCCAGCGCCATCAAGAGCCGCCATCTTTGGAGCGGCCTTGGCCAGCGCATTGAGCACAGCCTTCGCTTCTGGGTCGGCAGCTTGCGCGTACAGCTCAATCAGAGTGTCGCTGCCATATGCCTTGTAGAAGATTGCGTTGTTCAGGCGGTCAATCGCCTTGGTGTTGGGCATGCCCTTGGCGTCGATCAACTCACCCTGCTCATCCTTCGGCATGGAGCGAACGAACTGGATCAGCGTGTTGGTGTTGGGGCTGCCGTCGTCATTGAAGGTCAGGCCGCCCAAGTCAACCCGGCTGATATCGTTCTTTGCGGACTCGACAGGACTCAGGCGCAGCGTGCCACTAATGTTGCTGATATCCGCAATGTTTGAAGTTACCTTCGACTTTGGCATCACGCGCACAAGCACTGGATTTTGGAAGCCGCTGATGACGCCGGCATCAATGCCGTGCTCAGTGTCTTCAATCATCTCGCGCTTGTAGTTGTCAGCAGTTCCTTGGCTGTAGGCCGCACGCAAACCAGCCACCCGGCCATTACCGGCAATGGGGCGAATCGCGGATACGGACAAGTCGCCGTACTCGGGGTTCTTTGTACCATCAGAAGTGTTTGATGGCGTGATGTCGTTGCCCTCTACAACAGCGTAGCGGACAGGGATTCGAGTGCCATCAGATGCGGTGGCGTATGCAACCTTGCCGAACTGGGTATCGCTGATTGGCGTGTCGGAAATAACAACCGGGGCACCAGAGCCAAAGTCACGGTTAACACTCAGGCGAGAGTAGTCTGGGTTAGCTGCAATGCTTTGCATTTGACCAACGGACGCAGGCGCAGAGCGGTCACGGTTCTGGAAGAACGAACCAGCTTCTGGCGGCAGGTTTTCCGTGTAGTCATTGGACCACTCCGAAGCCTTTGGGGCCTGTGCGGCGGGGGCAAGAGGCTCTACCGGAGCAACTGGCTCTGCCGGAGCGGCGCTTACCAGTGGCTCCTCTGGTGTGGGGGTTGGCTCAACCACAGGGGCCGCTGGCGGTGCTGGCGGCTCTGGCGTAACAATGGGCCTTGCGACTGGCCGTGGCGTAATCGGAGCGACGGGCGCGGGCGGCGCTTCGGCGGCAGGCTTTTTGAGGGCGTCAGTAGCCGTTGCATAAGCGGCAGCAGGAATCTCAACAGCAGCACCACCAAGGCTACCCAGCATCTCTTGGCCAACATCTTCAAGGTTAACCTTGCCGTATGCGGCGGCCTGACCAGCGGCCTCGGAGATGCCTCCTCCTGCCACATCAATACCCAAAGATCCAGCACCACGACCAACAGCCGACTGAACCTTCTGGCCAGTGGTACGGGCTTTAAGCAGATCATCTGCGCGGGCCGCAATCTTTGCTGCGTCAGCCGTGGCACCCATTTCTTTGCGCGCGGCTTCGATGGCTGCACGGCGTGTGCCAGTGGCGAATCGACCAGCACCAACCGTCATAAGTGAGTCAATGGAGGCAGTTGTTATGCCCTTTGTGCGAGCCTCGCTGACCGCCTTCTCCATGGCGGGGGTGTCGCGCAACAGTGCGGCTACATTCGCCTCTGTCGGCTCAAGGCCCCGCTCACGAAGTGCGTCGCCAATACGTCCGATGAATTCAGAGCCAACCTCCAGCGGAGCGCCGGCAGCAAACCCGCCACCAATAGCGCCCACACCAGCACCTATTGCTGCGCCGCCGGGGCCACCAGCAGAGCCAATCAATGCTCCGCCCTTGCCGCCAGCAATCATGCCTGCGATCTGAGGAGCCATATTCGCCGCGCTTTGAGCCGCCAAGTACGCGGCACCCTTGGGGTTTGTAACGGCCTGCTTACCAAACTCAAGCAGCATGTCTGCTACTGGACCAATACTCTCTCTGAATCCTTTGGCCTTCTCAAAAGCAGCAGCCTCATCTTTAAATGCAGTCTGTGCCGCCACCAACTCAGCGGGACGCACGCCATCAGGGCGACTTAACTCCTGAGATAAAAGCGCAGCCTTATCCGCGCCAACATTTCCGGTCACTACGGATGGGGCAATCTTGGCAGCGCCAATGGCACGCTCGCCACCCTCATAGATCAACGATCCGATGTTAGACAGGAAGCCCTTTTCTTCTTTGGCCTCGTCGGTCATCCACTGGTTGTTTACCAAGTAGGCTTTTTGCCCTTGGTTGTTTGTGGCAGTTTGCCCAACCGGCACCCACTGACCATCGACCAATGCAACTGTCTCGCCTGTCTGTGGGTTTGTCGCGGTTTGGATTGCCATAATCAGTTCAACTTAAAGCCGGGTGGAGGTGGTGGTACTTTACCCGCTGTTGGCGGTGTTGTCGCGCCGGCACCCATTTTTGTCATGCCTGAAATTTGCTTGTTAATGTCTTCCATTCTCTTAAGGGCGGCATCTCTTGCTGACTTTGGGAGCATAGGATTACCAGCGGTTTCTTCTGCGTTCTTGAGAAGGGCTTTCAATTCCGCAAGCTCCTGACGATCAGCGGCAACGCCAGCGCCTCCACCACCTCGGCCAACCAGTGCCTCCAAGTCTGTAGCCTGAGCCATCAGCTCGGCAGCAATCTTCGGATCGGTTGCCCTGCGAGCTTGCTGCTTCAAGGATGTGATCTTGTTGATGCGAGCCTGCTCGTTGAAGTTGCCCGTCTGACCGATGGTTGCAGTCCTAATCTGGGTTTCATTTCGTTCACGAGCTTCAGTAGCCCTTTGTTCGATTTCAAGCAATTTAAGCGTCTCTTGCTGGGCAAGCTTACGGGCCTCCATCTCACTCGTGCCAACAGCTTTAGCGGCATCGTATTTTTCTTTGAAGATTCGGTCGTACTCTTTCTCGCCAACGCCGTAAAGCTCTTTGGCGTATGTACGAGAGGCATCAATCTTGCCTTGCTCTTGCTCAATAATCTTGGAGCCAAGGTCAAAGCGCTTCTGGGCACGCTGCTCTTCCAAGCCTCGCACGCCACGGGCGCCGGCAGCGCCAGCCTCAAACGATGACATGCCTCGAGGGGTGGCTGCGATCTGGCCAAGGTATTCCATGAGTTGGCCATACGAATCCTGCGGTCCAACCTGACGATCTCGCTCTGCCTGCAACTGTTTGATCATTGCGTCGCGCTGCGTGGTGTCTGGATCACCAATCCGAGACTTGTACATCATCTCTTTATTGGCAGCGGCGGCTTGCGGGTCGGCACGCATGCGCTCGACATCAAGGGCTTGGGCCTCAGCTTGCAATGCAGAAATTGGCGGTGTAACGCTTGCGGGTGGCGAGGCAACGGGTGGCTGCTGTTGCACGGTAGGCGGTGCTGCCGGTACTGGGCGTGGCGCTTGTTGACGCTGCTGATCAGCTAAGGACCTCACGGCGGGCTTTGGCTCTGGCGTATATGGACGAGCGCCAGTGCGGCCTGCTTTAGAGTAGCCCGATTCTTCAGCCGGAGATGGCGGTCTTTCTTGAGGAGCGGCTTCTACGGAGGTCTTGTTTTTATCAAGACCAAGTAAGCCCACAATTCCAGCCAAAACCCCGCGAGCCGAGCCTGCGCTACCACTGAGGCCGCGAGATGCGCTTGCGCCGGGAAGTGCAAGAAGGGTGTTTTTGACTCTGCGCTCGGCTTCGGAGCTGTCTACGCGATCACCGCCTGTAACAGTACCATCTCCACCACTGGGAATTTGAGCAATGCGGGCTTCTCGGGCGGCTTGCGCTTGACGCTCATCGGCGGTTGGCTCGCCACGGTTTTGGCGGTTCATCCGGTCGTAAGGTGTTTCGTATTTTGGACGGGATGCAGCCTTCTCGCGCTCACGATCCAGCATGGCGTTTTTACGCGCAGCACTTTCTTCGGAGGCATTCAGCATGGCGCGATTGTCCGGCTGGGGTCCAGTGGCTTCACGCATCGCACGAGTGTATAAATCACCAGACTCCAAGCCGGGAATGCTAGATAGGTCTGACTCGGTGATCTCCATGGGAGGTCGCTTAGGAGGTGGTGGATTACGGGCTTCTTCGCCAATAATTCGCATCAACAGCTCCCGCTCAAGGCGAGTTCGCTCCTCTTCAGAAATTCCAACTTCATCTTGAATGCGTGGAACGCGCTTACCCTCTTGGAACGCAACGATGCCGCCACCAGCCATCTCAAACTCTACTGGTAGCTCATCAATGCCTTGGGGCTGCGCTTGGGCAAACTGCGTTCCTTCCGGGACCGGGCCGGGGCCAGCTTGTTTTGCCATGGCCTGCATGGCTTGTTGTTGCTGCTGAGCCTGAACCTGCTGAGCCTGCATCTTCTGACGAGCTTGCTCCTGCACAGACTCCATCACGGTGGGCGGCTTCCCTTGCGGACCTTGCATCTGGGCAAGCTGGCTCAAAGCCTGCTGCTTAGCCATGGCGTCTTTTTCGTTTGTGACGATGTTTAAAGCCATCAGCTTTTGCAAGTCTTGGGGCAGACCGGGCTTGGCTTGCTGCTCCTGTTGAATGCGCTGCTGGAGCGGTGCTGGGTTCCCACGGAACAATGAGGCGATGCCTTGTGCGCTAGGTTGACTCATGATCTGTCCTTACTGTTTTGGGGCGGCTGCTGTTTTGCCACTTAGGATATCCAAGAGCTGTTGGACTGTGGTTGCGCCTTGAGAAAACTGAGTCAAGTTGCTTGTACCCGGCATGCTGTACGACTGAGCAGACAGAGGCAGTCCCGAAAGCAACGACTGCTGGAACTGAACCATCTTGTATGGGTTTAGACGAGCCTCCTCGAACTGAGCTTTGTCGGCTGCGATGCCCTCTGACTCGATGCCGCGCTGTACACCACCCAAACCAGATATCGCAGTAAGACCCGCCAAATCGGCTTGCGACTGAAGAGACCCCAATTGGCCTTGGGTTTGTGCGCCCTGAAGGCCGGTCTGGAGACCTTGGAGGCCTGACGTTGTGGCAAACTGCTGCTCGTTAATTCGTCGGGCCTGATCGGCATTGAACTGCTGCTGCGCTTTGTCAAATGCAGTTGAGTAGCCCGATGTCAGCATCTGGTTCTGCTTGTCCATCAAATTGCGGCGACCTTCAGATTCCATGATGGCCTGACGGCTACCGCCGTATGCACCGGCCTGAGTCAATCGACCAGCGTCAGCCATACGCGAGATGTCAGCCTGTCTGCGGGCTTCTTCCATTGCGGGATTCAGCGCCGATTGCAAGTACGGGTTCATGTACTGCTGAGCTTGCGTTGTTCCGAAGTCAGTACCCACTGAGGTGTACTGCCCTGCGCCGGGAGCCAGAGATGCAATACCGCCAGCCGTGGTAGCTGCCTGCCCGATAGATGCGGGAGTTTGCATGTTCCCAGCTTGTGTAAACGCTTGGTTTTGCAGTTGTGATGCGCCAGCAGTCAGTGGGCCGGTGTATGCCTCGTATGGCTTGTTCGCCAGAGCTGCGCCCTGACCGAGCATGTTGGTCACATAGTCACCAGCCCAGTTGGACAGGCTTGACTCAGCGCCCGTGGCACCTGTTGGAACTTTTGTAGTTCCACCAACCTCGTAACGCTGCACGGAGCCACCGGGCATGTACTTGTCAGGGTCAATCTCTTTGCCCTGCTCGGTGGAGCCGGTGCGGGCTTTGCGAATTTCGTCCATCATGGCATACAGCTTTCTGGCTCCCTTCTCAGGGCTCCCGTTACCCAGTTCCTTCACCTTCTCAGGCGAAACATAGGCTTCATCGTTGGCAACACGCGCTTCTTGCACGCCGTCAATCTTGGTTTTTATGGAGTCACTCATACCATCGCCTTCACCTTTGATTGGGGTGGCACCAATACGCTCGGCCAGCAACTTCAGGCCAGCCTCAGAGCTTCCATTGCCAAAGTGACTTACCACATCAGCAGGGACAACGAAGCCATCACGCACCAGACCGCCTTTGGCGGCACCAGTAAAGTAATAGCTGTCGTATGGATCAAGGGGATTTGGTGCGGTATAAGTGGGCTCTGGAGCGGGGCCGGGACCAACAACTACTGGTTCCGGGGCAGGACCGGGACCAACAACAGGAGCAGGTCCGGGGCCGACGACTACGGGTTCTGGAGCGGGTCCGGGGCCTACGACAACCGGCTCTGGATTGGCTGGTGGAGCATATGCCCTTGCGGCATCAAGAGTTGACAAATTCACGCCAAAATCTTGCATGGCCGAGCTCAACGCTTGTTGCGATGGGTTGGTGGCCAAGAACTTGTTGATGCTGTTGTAAACACTGTTTATGCCGCCAGCCGCTTGACCTTGCTGGGTTTTGGCCCAGTCGTTCACATCGGGAGGCAGAGCGGAAACAATCCCGCCGCCCACGGTGACGCCTGAAGCTGCGTCTTGAGCGGCCATGCGCTGCTGACGCTCACGTTCAGCTTTGTCGGCGGCATCTTGTTTTGCCCGCCAGTTGGGGTCTTGCCACGGTGCAATTTGCTCCATGGGTGCGCCTGCTATCCCGCCGTACATATTGGCGCGGTTTGCAGCGTTTGTGTTCTGCCCACGCGCTTGCGAAATAACACGGGGATCGGTATAGGGGTCAATACCCTGCTTCTTGTACATGTCGCCCAGCGTGCCCTGACCCATCGGGTTAGGCTGGGTCAGCATACGGTCGATGTATGCCTTGTCGTTGGCCGTAGGCTGATAGCTTGACATGCCACCAAACGAAGGGTCCGCACCGGCCTTCATGAGGATGTTTTGATAGCCCTGAACATCACCGCCCATGGCTGTGGCAATGTCGTTGACGCTCACACCGTACTGTTTCATCAACTCCATCATTTTTTGCGGGTCTTGGCGGTTTTCCAAGAAACCTGCACGGATGGCCGTCAATTCCTTACCACTGTAGTCACGGGAGTACCCTTCAGCCTTAGTGCCGCCACTGGGCTGAAAGTCGGAATAACCACCGCCACCGACCACCACTTGTGAAGAGTCAACGCCGGGTGTACCGGGAGGAGCGCCCACATTGGCGTATCGACGCGCAGAGGCCAGCTCGGCATCACTCACGCCATATTGTTTTTGCGCAGCGGCTAAAGCTTCTGGCGAAGGATTGGTCGCCAAAAACTTGCTTATGCTGTCGTATCGTTGGTAACCGTAATTTTTGGCCGCAGCCAATTCTTGGTTGCTCACGCCGTATTGCTTTTGAGCCGCAACCAACGCCTCTGGCGAGGGGTTGGTTCGCAAGAACTCATTGATGCTGTTGTACCTTGCGTTCTGGTCAACTGTTGGTTTGGTTCCAGCCGTGCTTGCTCCGCCGCCAACTACAGTTCCGGTAGTAGCGCCGGAGTTTGCTTGGCCCTGATTTAGCAACGCCATTAGTTCAGCCATGTCGCTTCCACCCAGACCAGAACCACCCTCATAGGTGGAGCCACGATTGAACGGGTTGTTGATGGCAGCCTGACGCAGCTCTTCCAAGGTCTTCTCGTTGGAGGAAACAACCTCGCCTTTTTCGTTGCGGTACGTTGTACCACCGCCGTAGTTAATGCCGCCCGAGCCGGGACGACGACCCACAGGAGGCGCAGTCAGCATGTTGCTTGTTGCGGTCAGCTTAGGAATCTTGCCTTGGTAGCCTGTGGGGGCTGGTCCAGCATTTGACTTGTTCGCGGCAGCAAACCCTCCTGCCAAGGAGAGCAATCTGGTCCAATCAGTTTTTCCATCTGTGCCTTTAAACAAGTCCAGCAATTTTTGGCCGCCCTGCTTAACAAGGCCCATCAAACCACCGTCGTCGCCAGCAAAGTTGCCTTTACTGTCTACAAACCCGCCTTTTTTGGTGTCATACGTAAAGTCGGTTCCCTTGGAATCCTTGAATGTCAGGTTGCCAGAGTCGTCAAGTTTGTAAAAATTCCCTCGCTCGTCTTGCTGCCAAGTACCAGCACCGCCGCCCGTAGGGGTTGTAGTCGCAGGAGTTGTAGTCTTAGGGGCCGGGGGCGCAACATATTCTGGATTGATGTTGGGCTCTATAACGGGGGGAGGCACGACGACTTCCGTTACGGGGCTTACCGTCTCTGGATCATCAACCCATTCTGTAAGCGGTTCACCGTCGTCATCGTACCCAGTAATAACCCATGGCATATCAGCTCCTTAAAAGCCGCGCAAGTTCGCGGGCTTGTGTAGCGGTATCACCTGCCGGAGGCGCAGACAAGGTGGTTCCAAAAATATTCTCCATCAATTGTACGTCCGCAGAGTTATCCTGACCAGACGACACAACCGTTGGGGCTTGTTGCTGCCCACCGCCAAGAAGCGACATCAGAGCGTTTACATCCACACCCGAGCTGGGTGTTTGCTGTTTGGGTGGCGTTCCGGGCGCTCCCGGCTTTGGTTGCGCGCCCGGAGTTTTAGGACCCCCTGCGCCAGCATTGTTCATGACCTGTTGGCCCGTCAGCGGTGTTTTGCTGTTCTGCATGTAGCTGGTGTCAATCTCCGTACCATCAGGCATTGTCCAGTTTCCTGTGTCGGGGTTGTACTTGTAGTCCTTCATGGAATCAAGGTTTGTTCCAGAGGTCTCGTTGGTCAAATCCCCAAATTTCAAGGCACCGTTTTCGTCGGGGATAAAGTTGCCCGTTATCTCATCGAAGTACCCCGGGGTGTCTGCCGCATAAGTGGGTGGGGCAACGTACCCCTCTCCTCCGGGGGCGAAGTAGCCCTCAATGAAATCTTTAGAGTTGGGGCCATCACCCCCTCCGTCTTTAGACAAGTACCCAGCACCAGCTTTGACGATAGCCATGGGGTTTTCGCTTTGAAGCGCCGTAACCATGCCCACTGCTTGATTAATGTCTTTCATATCAAAACCGGCAACCTCCGACACTCCGGCCAAGTCGGCTCCACCGAGCGCAGCACCTAACAAATTTTTATCTTCCAGCGCCTTGAGTACTGAAGCTGCCTTTTGCACGGTTTGCAGGGTTGCTGCCGTGCTTGCTGATGCGCCAAGCTGTCCAGACAGAGGAATTGCTGCGGCCAAGCCAGACATCAAAGCCTTCTCCCAATCACCCTTGGAGGCTGCATAGGCTGCGTTGGCGGCGGCAATATAAGGGCCAACACCGGGAATAAATGAACCTATAAAAGATGCGGCGGGCCTTGCAAAATCATCCCGAAACTCAACCCAATCACTCCGCTGGTTTGTGGAATAGGGTATTGGTGTTCCGTCCGGGGCAAACTGCAAGCGGTATTCGTTTTTAAACCCATGGTTGGGCATGGTGACAGTTGCACCTGTGGGCTTGTGGTAAAGCTCGTTTTCAAGCGCCGTATATGTGCCGCCGCCCTCGCCTTCATACCCAACAACCTCCTTTTGACGCTGCCCAAGGTCGTACAGTGAATCCGTCCCGGTCTCTGCCAGTCGGAAGGCGGTATCCCAAACTGTGTCAGCCTCGCCAATCTTGCCAGCAGAGGTTGGCACCTTATATTTCTTTTTCTGGTCTTCCAACTCTTGGTGGATGGCAATTACCCGGTCAGCAAACGAGTTGCCTTTCTCGGACTTGCCGCCTTCAAGACCGCCATATGTTTTGCGGATGAAATCGGCAGTTATATCTCCTGACTGAGCTTGATTGGCATATTGGGAATATGCCTCGTCCCATGGGTTTGCCATATCAGACCTTCACTTTCAATACGTTGGACGCCGTGCTGTCCCGATAAATATCACCCACGCGCAGGTTGGCCAAGTCCGCTTGAGTCGGCAGGGTGTCAATGTCAATGTTTAAACTGGCAATGTTAATTGGCTGCACAGCGTTTATCTGCTTGAAGAACAAGTTGAAGATGTTCTGCATCTGGTCCATGAATGCCATGGTGTACTGCTGTGGCGCAGCGGTTGGGCGGGGCGGGGTTACGCGGCTAAACATTCCCATGGCTACCTCGATCCGTCAGCACGCAGGTCAAGGCGAGGAGCGCCAAGCTGCCATGTCACACCAAGGTCGGTGCTTTCCACTTTCACAGACATCTGCCGAGCACGGACCCGCGTGTAAATCTGTCCAGTGAACGCTTCAATTGGCAGCACAGCCGTGCGCGTGATTGGTCGGTTGTTCTCTCCGCCAACTGAAGGGGGGTCGGTATAACCAGAGCCCGAGTTCTTCAGGGGCTGCATGTACATCTGGGCTGTGGGAGCTGCGGCTTCTGATCCACGGAAGGTGATGTCCGGTAGGACGCGCCACAGGAACATAAACTTGTGCCCGTCATCCAGATCAAATTGCGCAGAGGTGATCGTCGCAGCAATTGCAGTTGGCGTGGCTGTGGAGTTGTCATCAACCCCTGACTCATGGTTTACGATGTTGTTCAGGTACGTGGCAGCAATTGGGTAGTCCCGCAAGCCAGAATCCAGCCACGCAGTGCGGGCCATGTCGCCGTAGTACCAGATGTCTTCAAGGTAGTTGTAGATGGCGTACTTATCCACCGCGTCAGAGCCTACCGAGCAGTAGAACCACCAGACCTCATTGAAGCCTTCGTTGGTCCCCGCGAACACCTGTGAGTACTGGTTTTTATCAAGGTCAGAAAAAATGTACTGGCGCAGGTCGCAGCGCAGAGTTTGGACCCGACCGTCATACTTGTAGAACTTGTCCACACCCATCCAAAACGTGACGCCAGAGGCAATCGTGACGGCGTTCTGACTGACGATGGAGGTGTTGTCGCCCAGCAAGGTTGCACCCCAGACAGCAGGTGGCCCAAGGTATTGAAGCGCATACACAGCGTTATCTGTAAACACCACAATCTCTTGGCGCGACTGAATGGCTGTGATGATTTCCGAGCCCCGAGATAGCTGCAAGCTGCCAGCTTGGTTTGTTGCTGCGGGAGTCCAGTTTGCTGCATCCTCTTGGTCAGACCAGCGGATTAGCATTGGGTTTTGTGTGGCGCTTCCAAGATCGTTACAACCAAAGCACAGCACAAAACGACTGACATCCGAGACCAGCAAAAAGTTCTGTACCGTAGGAACATCCGAAGCGCCCCCTATGGTGGTCAAATTGACGGCCCGAGTGCCTGTGCCAGCCGAAGAATCCCAGTAATAAATAGCCCCACCTCTTGGCCCAAAGATTAAGTCTTCACCAAAGTTAAACTGACTCCACAACCGAATAGCCTCCGACGAAGAGGTGCCTGTACCCCATGGGCCAGCGCCCCAGCCGCCAGCGCCCCAGCCAACGAGAGGAACTGCGTACTCGAAGCCCGTATTAATTTGGTATGCAGCCACCACAGATGCGCCGCCACCGGGAGAGCCTGATACGTCCGTAGCGTTGGCCACAGCAGAAACGGTGATGGTGTAGCTGTTTGCATCTATTACGGTGACTTGGTACTCTGCGTTCAGAACGCCCGCCGTGATGTTGCCGCCAAGGCCAACAGCACCACTGAAAGTCACAAAGTCCCCGGTCAAGCAGCCGTGCGCGGTGTCTGTGACGGTGATGACGCTGGAGCTAAGCGTGGCTACAAACGGGTTGTTGTTGATGGTGCTGGATGCACGGATTGGAGTGATGTCGTAGTAGGCTCCACCGTTTTCGATGTAAAACTTAAGATTAGTTCCAACACCCAGCAGGTTGGCCCCACCCAGAGTGATCCAGTTCCACATGGAACGGCATACACCAAGGAAGAAGTTAGCCGAGATGCGCTCCCAGCCGCCAATCTTTTCAGGAGAGCCAGACCGAAAACGCACCTTATCGCAGTCGTACCAGCCAGCCGAATATGCGCCGTTAACCCCAGTTGGGCCGACATTTTCCGACAGATAGCGCGTGTTTTCACGCGAGACTCCGGGGCGAAATAGCAATTTCTTTAGCGGCATGGGCAACCTTTATTTGCTGGCAACGCCTTTGGTTTTCTCAAAAGACCTCATCCCAGCGATGCCCAATATGCCTGATAGTATCACCCAGAGCTGGTCTGCGTCCAGTACCGGAGGGGGCTCCAAACCCGCAGGAATCCAACTTGTAGCCTGCGCCCATTTCCAGCCCCACTGAAACAGCGGGTAGGCCAAGAACTGATAACCCATTGCTGCAACGCCGATCCAGCCAATGGCAGGACGCCAGCCAGACACAAAGATGCTGGAGCTTGCAGCCTCCACCTTGTTGACCTCGATCTGGGCAAGGTCGGTGGCTTGGTCGATGCGCTTTTCCTCAAGGTCGAGCTTGCGCTGCTCAACCTCCATCTCCATCCGCTCTTTATCAGTGGTGATCAGGTCGTCGGCAACCTTGCCAACCGCTTCAATGATTGATCCAACGCCAAGTAAGTTCATTTAAGCCCCTTCAATGTGCGGTTTAACCAGCCCTTTAAGAACTTGACCTGCACCGGGTTTTTGTTGCAAATCTCTACATACCGAGCGATCTTGGTCAAAGCGTACTGCTCCTTAAACCGCTGGCCATCAGGTATTTGGTTTAAACGCTCAACCGTCTTTGCACCGATGCCGCCGTCAGGTGTTGCCCCGACCACAAGCTGCGCCAGCTTTACAGCCATGCTCATGCCTGCGTTTACACCGAAGTTGAAGATGGTGTTGGCTACGTCTTGGTTGTTGATCTCGTTGCCACGCATCTTGTCCCAGAACTCCACACGGTAGAACTCGCGCACCATGGGGGTCAGGGAGCCGCCAAACTCTTTCTTGTCCACCAGCGCCCATCCGGGCCACTGCGGGTTCTTGTTCCGGGCAATACCCGCATAGGTCATGCCCCCGGTGTCGCCGGGAACTTCGTGGAGGACGTAGCCGCCCTCGTCAACCATCATAAGTTCAAAAGCAGGTTCAAACTGTGCCATCGTTTTAGCCTTTCAATTCAAAACTCAGGTTGGTGTGGCGGGGATACTGCACAACGCGCTCCCCTTCAGGACATTTGTATTTGATGGTCGCCAACAGAGTTGCCTTGCCGCTGGCAATCTTTTCTTTTTGCACCATAGTGAGCTGGTATGTAAACGTGTCAATCTCTGGCCCTGCTGGGCCGCTGAACTTGCTTGCAGTGGTGGTTGCCTCATGCACCATACCCGCTGCATCACGGATGCTCGGCGTAAAACTTTCAACAGAGCAGTCATCGCGCTTCTTGATCCGCGCAACCGTGACAGTGATGGGCTGTCCAGCCTCTGCCACGATCTTGAAATTCTCCGGCGACCATTCAATGATGGCCCTGTCAAACACACCAAACTTGTCAGCAAGCGTATAGCTGCCACCTAACGCAGCGACACTGGCGGCGACGGCTCCAATGGCTTTGGTAAGGTCAACCATAAAAACTCCAAATAAAAATGCGGGCGCACCACAGGGCCAGCCCAAGAATGAGGGCTGCGGCAATAAATGCTACAGCCCAGTCTTTCATGGCTGGATTTGCTCTTGTACGGGTTCCACGTAATCAGGGTCGTGGGGCCAAGTGATGTTGCTCATTACAGCCTCAAGGGCTGGCATGTCAGCAGCAGCCATGATAGCGGCAACGTAGCCCTCGGCTGTTGTGCGGATCGACTGCCTCCATGTGTTCCATGCAGGGGCCATTGGCTCACCTGTCTCAGTGGCCTTGACCACCATCCAATCGTTGGGCAAGAGAATGCTGTAAGCCGTAGCGTTGATCTGCGACTTGCAGGTGGCCTTGGTCTGGTCCAAGTCCTTGGGTGTTGAGGTGTAGTTGACCAGCACTTGACCGTCAACCAGCACTGGCGCTTCTTGCGTCACCCAGTAATAGGTGTCAGACGGTGCTTGACCGTAGATCACATCAACCATGCCAATAGCAGCCTTGTCCTCGGGGGTAGACAGGTTGCACCAGTTGGCAGGGTACTGAACCCCGTCAAGCTCAAAGGCTGTACCCTCTGGCACAAGCTGGACGATGGTGTCGTTTTGAACAATTGCAAACATGGTTGGTCCTTAACGTGCGAGAGAGTTGCGAAATGGATTTTCGGCAAAGGCAGCGTAAACGTACGTGCCACCGCTGGCATTAATGGCTGTCTCTCTGGACTTAAATCCATTAGACAGTAAATCAAAGCCTGCTGGCGGGGTGTACCCAACTTCAGCGTTAGAAAGGTTTGGATAAAGTATTTGCGTTGCAGAATTAAATGTATTTCTTGCCGAATCAAAAACGTACCAATCGCTGGTTGTATCCGTGCGTTTTATCATCAACCACCGTGGTCTGAACCCCGTGTAGACGAACGGGCCATCTGTGCTGCCGTTGCCTGTGTAAGAGCCAAAGGCGCTGAACCCTGCAATGGGTGTGAAGCAGTAAGCGACATGGGTAGAAGCCGTGCCTGATCCGCTTGCAGAGCCAATACTGAATACCGTGGAGGTAGGGGCGGTGTTGTTCCAGACGGTAGTTGCAAATGTTTCGGCGTTGGTCTGGTTTAAGTACAAAAAGTACGATGGTGCTGATAAGTTCTTGTGGTAAACAACCCAAATCCCGCTATCGCCTCCAGCATTGCTTCGACTTTTGGCAATAACCATGGCAGGTGCAACGTTCAAGCCATGCCCCACAGTAGCTGCCGCTCCTGTACCCGTGTACGTCACCACACTGAACCCGCTGGTCGTGTTGGCGCTGACTGTGCTGGTGATGGAGCCAGAAGTGTTGGTAACACCTGCGCCGTTGGCTTTCCACTGCCAAGCAACGGCAGTGTAGCCTGATGTAACAACATCGCTTCCACCGCCAGTAAATCCACCACTGTTAAAAGAATCAACAACACCTGATGTTGTGGCTTCTGCGTTTGTGTTGTTGGAGTACAAGACTTTAGAAGTTCCTCGAACCGAGTCAACTAATCTGTTACTTGCAACTTCTGCTCTGGCTTTTTGCCACACCAAATCGGGTTGGAATGACGCAGAGCCAACAGCGTTAGAAATGCTTTGTGCTGAACCCGTGCCCGTGTACAGCGTAGCCGCCATGAAACCCGCACCGTTCTGGATCGTTGAGCTTGGCAGGTTGAACGTGTTGAGCGCAACAAAGCCGCTTGGCGGTGTGTAGGCAAAGGGGCGCTGACCGAAGTTGAATGAACCAGTAGCCGTTCCAAATAAACCAAGTGCTGGAAAATATGGACCGTTTGTTAAACCAGTGTAGGCCGTTCCTTGGCTGACGTTGTTTTTGTAAAAGACCAATGTTCCGTTGTCTGCATCAAAAGCAACGCCAATTACATCGCCATTTGTCCATGACGATCCGTAGGCAACGCCCGCAGCGCCATTGGTGTATTTCTGACCATTGCTTGAAAAATACCCCCAACCATTTGCATCGCCGCCGGGATAGCTTCCAAGATTTGCGGTTGATTTCATTAAAGCCAACATGTGGCCATTGCTGACATCAACAACACTGGTTGCCGTAAATTCCCAATACCATTTGCTGCTACTTAAACCAAATGTGCATCTGTCGCTCAACCACGATGCTGTTGCACGACTGGAATCCAAATTTGCTCCAGTGATAGTCAATCCACCGTTGTCCAGCGGGTTCATTACCGCAAAGTTCGCCGCATTCGGGCTGGTCAGTGTCGGCACATCCGTCATGGAGTCGTAGGTCACTCCCGATGTCAGGCTGATGTTGTTTGTTGTCCAGTTGTTGCTGTTGCCACTGAAGTCGTTGCCCAACGTGGTCGTGCTGGTGGTGTTGGTGAACGGCAGGTAGAACCCGTTTGTGCCGTATGTGCCTGTGTACCGTGCTGGTTGCCATACGCCAGTGACAGCGTTGGTTGAACCAAAGCTGCTGGGTGTCAGGGCTTGACCATCGATGAAGTTGACTTCGGTTAAGTAGCCGTCGAAGTAACGACCAACCGCAACGGTTGCGCCCAAACCGTGAGCGTTCGCTGCGTTCACGTACCAAGTCGAGTTCTGTGTTGGGTATGTTGCGGTTGTCAACGATGTGACTTGCACCCCGTTCACGTAAATCTTCACCCTGTTTGCTGCGGTGGCTTGGGTCGTGTCAAGCGCGACAACCACGTGATACCAAGCGGAAGGGTCACGGTAAACGGGTGTAGTAGTGATACGCGCTGTGTCCGCTCCGCCAGTAACGAACGTAAAGTCAAACACCCCGCTATTTAAGTCAGTGAACCGCAACTCGTTAAAGTTGTTCACATCAGCGCCAGCAGAAAACAAAGCTGAATAGTTGTTGGCAAAAGTGCCGCGCTTAACCCACGCACTCCATGTCCAAGTGCGGCGATTTGAGGCACTTGCAGGTGTTCGATTCAAATACGCAGACGCACTGCTGCGAAACCGCAAACTGCGTTGCAGGTTGTAGGCGCTTGTGCCAGCCGAGAGTACGGGAAAGGTCATGCCACCCCCTGTGAACGGCCTTGCTCATAGAGGTTTGTGCCGTTGCTGCGGAACACAAAGTAGTCTTGTGCCGCTGCCGCAGTAGACAGTGTTGGTGCAACGCCACTAGCCCACTTGAACACGCTGTTCCATGTCAGGGTGTTAGAGCCAGCGTTCTGGATCACAGCCAGTGCGTAGAAACCGCCGTTGACGAGGTTTGTGGGCGCTCCAACGGTCCTGTTGGTTGATACAAAAGTGAAGGTGGCCACTTGGCCCAAAGCTGTGTTCCACGCCACTGTAGCAGCGTCTGTCAGCGTGATGTTGGGGCTGTAGCCTGTACCAGTGACTGAAAAGCTGGCAGAGAAGGATGTGCCGGTGCTAAACGTCTTGTTTGTGACCGTCTGGGTATTGGTCGCAGTCAGGACGTTGGTCGGTGTGATGATGTCTGAAAGTATTGCCATGGCTTACTTCTTATGGAAGTTCGTTGGGCGCAGCAGGTGTAGTCAACAGAGTATTGGCCTCGTCTGTGGTCAAACGGAAGACTTCGGGGAACGCCACATTTGTGGTCATGTTCACGTAGTCGATGGTCTCCTGTGCTTGCAGGTTCACGCTGGTCACCACACCCAAACGGTTGTTGCCTGTGATGATGATTGAACGCAAGCTGTACAGGTCAGAGCCAGTGACGCCAAGTGATGCCGCATAGCCAGTGTCGGACAAGAACAGGGTCATCAAGTCGTACTTGGTGCTCACGCCGTTGGCCGTCATCGGGAAACGGTTCTGGAATGCGTTGCGCGTAATGATCCATGTGTCTGGCGCTGGCGCAGGCGGTACAACCACCCATGTTTGCGTTGCAGCATCATATTGCTGGCCCACCAAGGAAGTGGATTCGTACTGCTCCTGCGTAATGGCAATCATGTTTGAAGCGTCAACAAAGCCGCTAAGTTGGGAGACGCCTCCGCAAATTTTGCTGGTGTCATTAATTTGTGCGTAGTAGTAGCTCATGTGTGCTCCTTAGTTTGCTTCAGCAGCTTGCCAGCGACCGCGTAAGGTGTAGCCAGCATCACGGGATGCCATGCGCAAATTTGTGGTTGAAGTCATGCGTGTTGTTACGACGGCCGCAGCCTCACCGCCATACCCCGAATAAAACCCATAGTTGTTACTTCCGGCAGCGCCTTGAAACCCTGTAATCGTTTTTGCAGTAGTGACCGCACTTAAGGTAACGTCGTAATAAGTCGCATCTTCTCCGCTACTACTGCTCAAGCTTGCAGAAAGATAACCTGTTTGAAAACTCTTCAGGCCCCCGCCAGCAAACGGCGCAAATTGCGATAGTGAACTCATATCAGTCCTTTCTTGACTTGTTAATTTTCAAATCCAGCGTTACCACCCAATCCTGCAAGGCGGCAACGTAGACCAGCGCGAACACTTGGTTCTTCAGGTCGCACTTCAGGTGCTCTTCCATACCCATGATTTTGCTACCGTTTCGGTGGATCACCAAGGGGCTTTCTTCCCAGCTTGAGAACTTGTCCTGCACGATGAGCTTAAAGCCGTCATGCGGCTTGGCAGGAAGCACCAGCACGCACGACTGACCTGTGGTGTCCACGCAGTGCAAGAACCCATCTCGGGCATGCTCCACGTTGTGCGTCGGGGCCAACCGTTCGCCGGTCAGCCAGCCTTCAAAACTGTACGTTGTGGTCATAGCGAAATAACCCACCCGCGAGTTGCATCGGCATATACCAGCGTCAAACTGGCAGTGGTGTTGTCAATCGTCATATTCTCAGCCAACGACATAATGTTGCTGCTGTTGCGACCAATTACTGCTGTGGCCGTACCCGAACTATTTTGAATTGCCACCCAATCACCCGCCGATGGGG